ATGAGCACTTACACCAATTTCACCATCGAGACGGACGCAGACGGCATTGCCCTCGTCACGTGGGACATGCCGGAAAAATCCATGAACGTCTTCACCTCTGAAGTGATGGACGAACTGAGCGCCATTCTTGACGCGACTGTTGCCGATAGCGCCGTCAAGGGCGTCGTCTTCACGTCAGGCAAGAGCACGTTTTCCGGCGGCGCCGATCTTTCGATGATCAAGTCGATGTTCTCCTTCTACAATGACGAGAAGGCGAAGAACCCGGATGAGGCGGCGGCAAAGCTGTTCGAACTGGTCGGCCGCATGACGGGCCTGTTCCGCAAGATCGAGACCAATGGCAAGCCCTGGGTCTCGGCCCTCAACGGCACCTGCATGGGCGGCGCGTTTGAGCTTTCGCTCGCCTGCCACGGTCGTGTGGCCTCCAGTGCCAAGAGCCTCAAGATCGCTCTGCCGGAAGTCAAGGTCGGCATCTTCCCCGGCGCCGGCGGCACCCAGCGCGTCTCGCGTCTGACCGATGCTCAATCCGCCTTGCAGATGATGACCACCGGCCAGTCGCTGACCGGCGCACGCGCCAAGGCCATGGGACTGGTGCATCAGGTGGTCGAGCCGGATCAGCTGGTCGCAACCGCAAAGCAGATGATCAAGGACGGCCTGAAGCCCGTCGCACCCTGGGATGAAAAGGGCTTCAAGGCCCCCGGCGGCGGCATCTGGACGCCGGCGGCTGCCCAGCTCTGGCCCGCCGCACCGGCCATCCTGCGCCGCGAAAGCGCCGGCAACTATCCGGCCGCCCTCGCTATCCTCAAATGCGTTTATGAGGGCCTGCAATTGCCCTTCGATACGGCGCTGAAGGTGGAGCAGCGTTATTTCACCGAAATCCTTCGCTCGAAGGAAGCCTTCGGCATGATCCGCTCGCTGTTCATTTCCATGCAGGAACTGGGCAAGGGCGCGCGCCGCCCGGCCGGCCAGCCGAAGACGGAGTTTAGAAAGGTCGGCGTCGTCGGCGCGGGCTTCATGGGCGCTGCCGTGGCTTATGTCACCGCCGCAGCCGGCATTCCCGTCACGCTGGTGGATCGCGACCAAGAAGCGGCCGACAAGGGCAAGGGCCATTGCGAGGAAAGCGTCAAGGCCGCCATCGGCAAGGGCAGGTTGACGCAAGATGAAGGCAAGGCTCTGCTCGACCTCGTTACCCCGACATCCGATTACGCCGCGCTCGCCGATGCCGATCTCGTCATCGAGGCCGTCTTCGAAGACCGCGACGTGAAGAAGGCCGTTATCGAGGCCGTGGAAGCCGTGCTGCCCGAAGGGGCTATCTTCGCCTCCAACACCTCCACCTTGCCAATATCAGGGCTTGCGAAGAACTCGAAGCGCCCGAAGGATTTCATCGGCATTCACTTCTTCTCACCGGTCGAGAAGATGATGCTGACGGAAGTCATCCTCGGCAAGGAAACCGGCGACAGGGCGCTGGCCGTCGCACTGGACTATGTGGCCAAGATCAGGAAGACCCCGATTGTGGTCAACGATACGCGCGGCTTCTTCGTCAATCGCTGCGTGCTGCGCTACATGGCGGAAAGCTACGACATGCTGATCGAAGGCGTGCCCGCTGCCATGATCGAAAATGCCGCGAAATTCGCCGGCATGCCGGTCGGCCCGCTGGCGCTGAACGATGAGGTGGCCATCGATCTTTCCTACAAGATCCTCAAAGCCACCGTCGCTGATCTCGGCGACAAGGCCGTCGATCCGCGCCATATGGAGCTGGTAAAGAAGCTGGTGGAAGGCGAGGGCCGTTTCGGCCGCAAGAACGCCAAGGGCTTTTACGACTACCCGCCAAAGCCCGCCAAGAAATCCCTCTGGCCCGGCCTGAAGGACCTCTATCCTCAGCAGAAACCTGAAGACGTGGACATGGAGGTGCTGAAACAGCGCTTCCTCGTCACGGTGGCGCTGGAAGCCGCTCGCACGGTGGAAGAGGGCATCGTCACCGATCCGCGCGAGGCGGATGTCGGCTCCATCCTCGGTTTCGGCTTTGCGCCCTATACCGGCGGGGCATTGTCTTACATTGACGGCATGGGCGTGAAGAATTTCGTCGCGCTGGCTGAGAAGCTCAGCGAAGCCTATGGCCCGCGCTTCAAGCCGACGCCGCTTCTGAAGGACATGGCTGCCAAGGGCGAGACCTTCTACGGTCGTTTCGACCCCTATGCCAGCGCCGCCAAGGCGGCATAAGGCACCAAGGCAGATTATCGAACAGGCCCTTCGGGGCCTGTTTTATTATGCCTGTCTCCCTGCTTTCCGTGCATCCTTTGCCGGGCTGAGGCGTTGAAAAGGCTAACCGGGCAAAAGCGCCCGCGCCACACAATCAGCACGCCTCAGGAGACAGCGATGAAAGCACCACTGCGATCCCACGGTTTCGACAAGCCCTCGGACCTCGATGACCATCTGGCCGAACTGGACGAAGAGGCTGAGGCAAGGGCGGCGGATGCACAGGTGGAAAAACCCGCAGCAAAGAGAACGCGTGCTGCCGATGCCATCGATCCGAAGCTGCGTGCCGAACTGGATGAGCTTCGCAAAGAGGTCGAAAAGATTCGCCGCGACGTCAAACGGCTGGAGGCCGCCCAGCATTCCCGCCACAGGCCCGCACTGCCGCAGCATGAACGCGACCGTGAGAATTCCCGCCTGATGACCGTGGTGCGCTCCGTTGCCGTCACCTCGCTCGCCAGCCGCATCTTCGCGTCTTCGCCCGTCATGGCGGCGCTGGTGGCTGTGGTGCCACTCGCACTTGGCCTTGCCGCACGGCGCGGCCAAGGGGCATAGCCGCCGTCGAGGTACGGACCCCGTTTCGCTCGAATTGGTCCTGCCCCAACCCTGCGTTGGGGCGGACGCGTCACCTCCGGCGAATGCCTGAGAGAGGATTTCCCTTGCAATCCGGCTTTCATCCGGCACACATTTCAGCCATCCACAGGCGCTGTGAAAAAACTGTCAAAAAACTTCGCGATGGCGCTTGCCATGTCCGAACAAGATGTTATAACCCCGCTCACTTTCGGGGCACCAAACAGCCCCGCCCGCCAAAAGCGGAGGTTCTTCAAGGACCTGAAGTGCCCGGATAGCTCAGTTGGTAGAGCAGCGGATTGAAAATCCGCGTGTCGGTGGTTCAAATCCGCCTCCGGGCACCATTCTAAGCCCTTGGTATGTCTATCTTTTTCCATTATTTAGCATCCGTTCATAAAACCGGGTTTGACACTTTTCTCAAGAAGGTTTGACAACTTTCGTTTTTCGTCTGTTCACTTCGGCTGCAAAATCCTTCACTGCGGCGACGGTGTTTTTCGACATGTCGGCACGGCGGGAATAGTGCTTTGCCATCGCCTCGGTACGCTGTCCGAGAACGTTCGCGATGGTTCCGTAGTCCATGTTCATCTCTCTCAGGATGGTCGCGACGGTGTGGCGTAGACCCTTCAGCGTGAGGCCAGGTTGGACGCTGCCAGCTTCTTCAAGTTTAAGGCGGATCGGTCGCCATGAAGCTCTGAACCCTGAAACCGTCCACGGCTTGCCGTGGGTGTTGGCGCACAAGGTGATTGCCGAGTGAGGTGGCGCAGCTGCGAGAGCTTCCTCAACAGGCTTCACCAGAGGCAGATAGACCGCTTCACCAGTCTTTCCCCGTCGCGTGTCGATCATGCCCGCCTGAACCGCTGTGCGGGGCAGGGAGAGCGCGTCTTGCGGATCGAGGCCGTAGAACATCATGAGGGTGACGGCAGGCAGCATATGCGGCGGCAGGGCGGCAAGAACCGCGTCCCGCTCCGCGTCCATCCACGGCCGGTTCGCTTGCGGCGCGTTCTTCGGGCGTTTGATAGCCTTGATGCCGGTCGCTGGATTGTCTTTCACTTCGCCGCGCTCTTTGCCCCATGCGAACAGCAGGGAAAGGACGGTGCGCACGTAGGAGCCGAATTTCCGGCCCTTGCTCTCTCCGGCCTTGTCGCGGATCTTGACGATCAGCGGCGGCGTGAAGCTGGTGAGCGGCGTGTCCTCAATGCTTTTCAGGTAATCGAAGCATTTCTGATAGTCGGAGCGCGTCCGGTCGGAAATGTCATCCTGAAAAGCACCGCTGGCGCGATACTTCTTGATCAGCGCGCCGAGCGTGCCGGCGCGGGTGATTTCGCTTTTCTGATGAAGCTGGCTTATGCGGTAACATTCGCCGTAGAACTCCATCGTCCAGAGCGGGAATTTCTCCAGGTCAATGACGGAGCCTGTTTTCCGATGATAACACCGCCACCTGTGAGGCGGCTTCTTATCCTGAAAAATCTGAAAGCCCTTCGGGCGCTTCCTGTCTGCCATTAGCCGAGCTTCGCAATAATCGCGTCGTCGCCCGAGGCCTCGCCGCCCTTCAGGGCGTCAAGAAAGGCGTCGAGATCCTGCATATCGTAAACCTTCCCGCCGGACGGCATCGCCACCGGCTTCACATGGCAGTCGATAGGGAATTTACGGACAGAAAGGCCGCAGTAATCTGCGGCCTCCTTCAGCGTCAGCATGCGCCGGGGCGCAACTCTAATGTTGAGCGTTGCGCTTGCCATTAGTTCTGTTCCTCGATGAATGGCGGAAATCCGTCTCTGATCTTCCGGATTATCTTAGGTGCATAGTTCCAGATTTCCTCGGCGGCTGCGCCATAAACGCAGAAGATCGACGAAAAATAGAAGCACCCGGCGATAGGCTCGCCGGTCCGGACGTTCACATGGTTGAAGCGCTCAAGCCAGCACTCGACAATTTCATTTAACCTGCCGCTCACCTGATAAAGACCAGGACCATCGTACTCGGCAAATTTGCGATAGCCTTGTATAGACATCCAGAAAGTGCCATCGCCCCGGCTCTCCAAGTGATGATTACATCCTGTTGTCTCAGGATGCATTTGCATCAGGATCGACCGCAGCTGCGCCACGCAATCATCCATTTGGCTTTCGAGGCTCTGGGGGACGCGGTCAGTTTTGGCAGCTGCTTCGGCCACGGCGACGGTCGGGACAGCAGCGGCCGCAGTCGCCGCAAGGAAGGATCGGCGCGACATCGCGCCAATGGCACTTGCGCCACCGGCCATTTTCTGATTAATCTTCATACGCATTGAATGACCTTTCACGGGGTTAGGAAAAGCCGACGCTGGTTTACTAGGCCTGAGCGTCGGCTTTTTTCGTTTCAACATTGTCGGATATTGCCGTCTGCAACTGGAAGATAATTTCCGAGTTCATGGAACGGCAATTGCGCATCGCCATATCCTTCAACTGTTCGCGCATCCCTTTCGGGAACCGCAGATTAAATTGATCCACTACTGCTCTATCTGAAAGACTCACCTTGACGCCTCCTTACTGGTATGTCGAGCAGACCATATGCCTGACATACCATTGACGTCAAGCAGGATAGTATGCTGGACATATCAAAACAGGAGAATTTTAGTTGAAAGTTCCAAGTCGCGGCTCTGACCAGTTCAATTTGCGCCTGCCCGATGGGATGCGCGACCGCATCGCGCTCGAGGCCGACAAAGCCGGACGCTCGATGAACGCCGAAATTATCGCACGCCTGAGCTTCACTTTGGACAGCAACTTGAGTGACAGAGAAACACTCAACAGGACTATCGATGATCAGCGCATGCAATTGCGCGAATACATAAATCAAACCGTCCGCGTCATAACCGAAAAAAACAGTCTCGCCTTTGCGCTAAAAAAAGCGGAAGGCGCGAACCGGCAAAATGTCCTGTTTCTCGAAGCTCTTTGCAATCTCCTGGCTGATGACGTGAATATTCCAGAACACATTCGTTCGTTTGCTCACAAAACGCTGGAAGGTATATTTACTGGGGAAATTCTGCGCGAGAGCGGTCCTGAAGAGATCACCAGCGCAACAGAAGAGATGAATGAAATCGCGCGGGATGTGAAAGAAAACGCGCGGTCTCGTGCTGAGAGCGACCCATGGGCGCAGGCTTTCGGCAACAACGGCTATTTCATCACGAACGATATTTCACAGCGCGACCCTACAAAGATTCCTGATGGGCCTGAGACAAACGGAGATAAGCGCAAAAAATAGCGACATTGGCATCCGCCGGCGGTGCGTCCTTTAGATTCGGTACTTCGAGACCATCGCAGGGATCTCACGTTGAAAAGCGAAAAACGCCTCTTTGTAAGGCATGTATGCGTCAGTGAAACCCTCGTGCATGTTTTTCAAGTCGCCATTAACTCTCCGCTGATTAGCATTTGCCATCCAACCCTCGTACTGAGTGGCCTTGACGTCAATGTCACGTAAAGCGACCATAGTCTCTGGAAAATGCATAGACGCTATCGCTATAGCTTTCGAGAGCGGAGAAATTGGAAGCTCCTTAGCTTCGCCGTACACATGAGTACTTCTTTTAACCTCTAGCCAGTGATCGAATTCAAACAGGGCAGTAATCAGCGTTTCAAATAGTTTTTGGCGCTTCTCCCGCTTGGCTGCCTTCGATGTGAGAGTATGAGTGACAAGCGGGCCTATCGCCGTGCCAACAACGGCGATCACGCCGCCAACTATTACCGGGCCTAGAACGGCCCAGATCGATGCAGTTGCGCTTGCTTCCATTGCTCACCCTCAAAGAATACGATGAAAAAATCATATCCGGATCGGCATATAACTATTGTAGTTCGCATGCCTTCAGGAACTGGCCGGCCGCTTTCGTCGAACCATCGGGCGAAATATCAACGGAATGCTTGCTGTCCAGACTTTCGACATGCAAGCCGGCCAGAATCTTCTTTTTTGCGCCGCCGATGGATTTCACGATGGTGGCTTTCTGATCATCCTGAACGTCTGCTTTAAAGCCTCCGTATTTCTCATTGTGTTGGTAGGCCTCGCCATCAAGGCGCACTGCTTCACCACTATCGACCTTGAGAACAATGACGCCTTTAAGCGAAGTGTCGATATCCTCCTTCATCGGGAAGATGAAAGAGACGGAGACGTTACGCTCGGCGTCACAGGTTATGTAGACGGATCCGGAAACAGCACTGCCAAGCATGACAGCCGTCTGCTTACCGCTGAATACGTCCTCTTCCGATTTCGTGAACCAGCCGTTGGCAAAAGACGCGCCAGCCGATGCAAGAAGGAACGCTGCACTAAGCCACGATTTTCGTATCGACATTTAAACCCCCGAATTTCGATGCGATTATGGATTGAGTATAAGAATGAATGAACGTTATCAGGGAAAATTCAGATCGCCAACTTGGCGACTTGAAAACTGGTGGGGAATTTCCCCAGCAATCAACCGGGGGGATCTTCTCCCAGTTGCCGTGTCCGCATCCGACACCCACAATGTATAAGTGTCTCTTGTTTCCCGCTTTGATTGAACGGATAATAATTTTCTGGCAGCTTGTGTTGTTCGATTTTCGGGGGAAAGATATGAAATTCAAGAAAGCAATAGTTGCACTGGCGACACTGATGTTGGCCAGCTGCGTACAGTCTGTCACGGTGAAAACGCCATTCAATACAGCGGAGCATGAATTCGCCGCCAAGCCAGGTAAAGCGACGGTTAGCGCTCAAGCCTTCATGCGCAGAAATGACGGGATGGTGGTATACGCTGCCGGCAGCAATGCAATGCTGTTACCAGCCTCAAGCTATGTCCGCGAACTATATGACACCAGTCAAAAGGTCTACGGCGCGCCGCCAGTCACCAATCTTGATATCCGGTTGAAGGATTATACAAAAATCGCTCAAGCGAACGGAGAGGGAAGATTTTCGTTTCACGGCGTTCCAGATGGCGAGTATCTCGTGGTTACGAACGTCAACTGGCGGGCTGGTGACAGTACACAGGGCGGCGATCTGACGAAGTTCATCACTGTGAGCAATGGGCAAAACGTTGACGTTATCCTGACTCGCTAGAGCAGAGGCATTATAGTGATTGAGCTTGTAAAATCCTTTGCTTCATCGGGTGTAGGTCAGGCGCTGATCATCGCAGCAATTACGGCGATTGTTGCGCGTATTTTCACGCCCAAAGGCAAGCTGATATGGGGCGTTTCTCACCAGCACCACTACCGCATGCCAAACCTTTCAAACGGTGAAACTTTTCCGGTCGTCACGCAACAGGTCTGGTTCCAAAACACTGGGCGATCTCCAATTCAGGAAATTGAAGTCGTATTCAATTGGAAACCGCAGCACTTCGAAATATGGGACCCCAGACATTGGGGAGCTGATTTTCTTCCAGACCGCCGTTTCGTGATCAAGATACCCTCTCTCAACAGCCGGGAGATATTCACGCTATCAATGATCGACACCGTAAATGAGCTTCCCGCTGTTCTGTCGGTTCGATGGCTAGGCGGCATTGGGAAACAGGTGGAAATGGTACCCCAGAGGCAGTTTTCCACCGTGTTCAATGTGACTGTTTTGGCCATTCTTTTCGCAGGGACAATTTCAATATTGTATTTTCTGCTTCAGCTCGTGCTGTGGTTTGTTGGAACGCCTTCGGCGTGAGATGGTGTGCTCTCACCGAGCCAAAGCATGCACCATCGCCAAAAGAGCCGCCAACTTGGCGACTCTTTTGGCGATGGGATGACAACATTTCTCGTCTGGATTCGTGCGTTTCTCGCAAATCGCTTGTGGATAGTTATCCAAGCTGGTGACAAAGCCAGCGATTCCAGAGTCATAATGCGCGTGTGCCGGAGAGTAGATGCGCTTAGAATCGCAACAAAGATCTACTCCCCGTGCACTGGCGACCCCCGGAAGAGGGAGGACGGCTGCAACCGATCCTCCCTCACCTGTCCGGATAACAACCATTCTTCAACAATCCGTCTGCCCTGCAAAGCCCCAAGCTGCTTTTTGCAAGCATTTTTGTTAGGAAACCGAACCCCGAATGTGGCGAAGGCATAAAAATGGAAGATCCTGACGACTCTACACTGGTGGAACATTGGACCGACGAAAAACGCCGGGAGCGTTACCAGTACTATGCCCGCGAAAAATACGAATTCTATAAGGCAGCGAGAGAGGTCGCCTTTAAAGCTAACATTGAATATGGAAAGTGGCTTTTAGCCTCCGGACTAGTTGTTCATGGAGGAGCGATATACGCGATAAACGCTATCAAAGATGGATCGAAACCAACACTCATGCATGGACTGCTAGTGGGAGCGCAGTGGAATGTTGCAGGGATCGTGTTCGTTCTAATTGCCGGATTATCGGCTTGGCTAAATTTTCAGTACGCTGCGCATATCTACAACGACTGGGCTAACCCACTGATGGTCTACAAGACCGATCAGTTCCCCGAGGACAGTAATAAGGCCGATCCTGTTGGTGCAACACGCCTGCTTTCGATATTCGCGGGTCTACTTGCACTATGGGCTTTTGTCGCCAGCGCTGCGAATGTGTTTTTCGCTTTGAAAAGCGCTTATTGATATCCTCTGTGAAGATCGCGGGCGCGCATGCGGTATGCGAATTGGAATTGACTATCGGCTTCCTGTTCACTGATATCCGCCATCGGTAAAATATCCAGGCAAGATTCGATTGATTACTTTCACGCCTTCGCGCGGCAACATCCTCATGTGCGACTTTGACATGGCAACGGTACCGCCAGAGATGCGCAAGCGCCGCCGTGTTATTGTCCTTTCCCCCAAATCTTATAACAAGCGGCCAAGCATGGCCGTGCCGGGCAAATGCATCGTGGTGCCGCTGTCAGCGACCGAACCCCGCACGCCTCAACCTTCGCACGTTGCTATTCCTGATGATCGATACGCTAGCGTCACGAAGCCGGTATGGGCGATCTGCGAAATGGTGGCGCACGTCTCCCATGCCCGCCTTGATCGTGTAGCATCTGGCAAGAAATTCCTGTCTGAAAGCATCACGGCAGATGATCTACAGAGCATCGAAAATGCGCTCAAACATGCACTGGGTTTTCCAGCCGAATGAAACATCATGCAACATGATGCAACAGCATGGCTTCACATTGGACTTGAATTTTCTGCGTTCACAGACTATATCAAGGTCACTTCCCGAAAGGGGCTTGCGGGCCTGTCCAGCGTGAAAGCGCTGGCAGGCCTAAATCATTTCTGGCGACAAGCTTACCGGCCGCCGCCGCCACCTGGTTTGCTGATCTCCGGCGGAAAGGTGCAGCCCGTGTCGGCGTCTCTCATACCCTTGCCAGCTGCTCCATTCCTCAAATAATCATGATTGTTGCAGTACCGGTCATCGGCGGGGAACCGCCCGTGAGCGCGGCGTTCCGACATGCAATACCAAACTGCAAACGATCGTTTTTAGCTACCCTGAATACGCGGGTGTAGATGGTGCGCATTGTCCGATCCAATCCGGGGTTGCCGTTGGAAAGGGTACTGTCGACCAACGCTCCATTATTGAAGACCCCAAGGCCGACCGCAGAGGCAAGGGCGGCCTCCTGGTACGCCGAAATCGACATGTGAGCGACTCCGTCATATGGTACGGTGAATATCCCGCCAGACAGCGAGCCTGAGTTGTCATAGTCCTCAACCAACGCCGAAGCGAGAAGTGTCAGATTGTCGATCGAGTTGGGAATTGCACCTGTCGCTAGATTGTAAGCCCCGCTAGCAAGTGCGCGAGTGGCGACGCTTTGAGGACTGGTCACAAGCATGCGCCAGTTGGTGCCGTCATATCCGAACTCGATGATAGAGTTCATCTTAAGATCGCCGGCCACGACATCGTCGCCAGAGGCCGTCTTTATCGGCCTTACTCCAAGGCCATTGAGGTTTATCGTCGCTGGACCGGTATTGACGTTCGAGATCTTGACCATGACGATCAGTCCGAGAAACAGGCTGGGTGGAGCTGGATTAAGAGTTGCGACAATCGCGTTGCCAGTCCCGGCAGTGGCAGCAAAGTTCACCTTGCCGGCCTGCACAGCCTGGGATAACTGCAGCCCATCAGCAGGTACGAGACCGGACTTAACCAAGAGGTCCACAAGCTCGCGCTGCGGCTTTTCGATGGCCTTAGCGGGAACCGCGGAGCCGCGAACAGCACCAGGTATATCCTTGTCGACGTAAGATGCATCAGGATCAGTCGATCCGTAGGGCGGGTAATATTTCATTGAAGTATTTCCTTCGTTGCTTGGTCGATGAGAGGATCGTGTTCCGGAGCCTGGGAGGCCATGGCTTCCATCCGATCAGCAATGTCGTTGCAGAGGTCGTGAGCGATCTTGCGCAGCGCAACCCGAACGCCGTGCACGCCTTCCTTGGCGACGATCGACGCCAGTTCATCGGCGCGGTTAGGCAGACGATCGACTATTAGGCTGATCTCGTGCTCAACCGAACGCACGGCTTCATTCAATTTGTCCTGACGAACGAGGGATGACACTTCCTCGTCGAGCCGGATTTTATCGCGGCTGACACGCATCCATTCCGCCTGTCGCTTGGCTTCTTCAAAACTGTCACTCTGAAACGTTTTCTCGGCCGGCGGCGCTGCCATCTTGGCGGGGTTCATGAACCGCTCGCGGTGATGATCGTAATGGGCAAGAGATATCCGAAGCACCCGGCCGCGTCCGTCGCGATCAACCGGAACACCTTTCATCACGGCGAGGACGGCCTGTATCGTCTTCGAGACGGCCTGTTTCGTCACACTGTCACGGGCAGCGATTTGCTCTGCTGACCACATGAAAAGATTATCCGGGGTGTCATCGCTCATGGCGACCGCCTGAACTGGTACCAGACCGTAGACGATCCGAACCATGCGCAGATCCCGTCATCGAGGGATAGTCCGGTACAGGAGAAGCGATAGAGAGTGGAGCGCCAAGGTCGTCCGCCCTTGGCGCTCCTACACCGGGACCTCTCATTGCCCCCTCAGGAGAAGGAGAAACCGAGGGAGCCGAGATCGACGGCGATGCTTTTTTTCCGTTGCTGGCGAACGGCGAGGTAAAGTCGGAAGCCAGCGCAGCGGGCGCGCTTGCCGATATCCGCCGCCGTTTCCACCTGTTTTCCTTTTGCGGCTTGCCGCCCTGATCGGCGCCAGCCATGATAGTCAACCCCGCCGAGAAACAGCCTTGCTGACGAGCGATGTCAGCTTGGCGGTTTTTTTCGGCTGCGTTTCATCGCTGCTTTTTTCCGTGTTGCGATGATGGTTGGCGACAATCTTGCGTAGCTTGTCGCGGCCTTTCTTTTCAGCTTCAGGCATCCTGTTGATCCTTTGTGTTAGCGCCCATTTTTGAGAACAGAGACCGTGACGCCTCCGGCCCAAGTGTGGTTTGAAAGAGAATGTGGCGGAGGAACGGTACGCTTTCAGCGCCGAGACTGGCGGCCTCGAAAGCCTTCAAAATCCCTTCGCACCGAAACCGGAACCGCTCTAACGCGACATCGACGGCAGACGACAGTTCGGCCGCTCCGGGGTGTCTGGCCGCCAGATCGACAACGCAGGCGCTGCGGTCCCGTCGCTGGTCACTCAGGACGGCGAGCAGGCGATCCAGTTCCGAACTCCGCTCTGCCGCCTCCTGTCGAACGCCACGAGCGCGGCATTCGTCGAGGTATGTCCGTCTCGGCGTGAAGGTGATGACCGTCATGGCAGCGCGTCCTGATGGGCGAGAACTGCACGGGGGTCGGCGTCGGCGCGGCGATTGACCGTAATGCCGGATGTTTCCGCCTCGCGAATGAGTGCTTCTTCCGAAAGCTCGGCGTTCAACAAGGATTGATCCAGGTCGGCAAGCCGCTTGGCGCGCTCCGCGTCCGTCAGGCCTTTTTCGCTCTGATAGATTTCCGATATTTCCTGCTTCATGGCGCTCGCCAGAACGTCACCCTGATAGGCAACCAGCGCGTCCGCCAACACGTCAAAACCGGGCAAGCGCCAGCGGCCGGGATCGGTTGCGAAGCGCGACGGGCTGGGGGCGCGCTCCATCGCATGGGTGACGGCGCTGGAAACCCACATTTCGGCGCGGCGATGCGCCGTCGCTTCATCGACTGGCATGCGCTCAATCGCATCGCGCTCCGCCTTCAGGTCTTCGACCTGTGACCTGATGTTCTCGAGGCCTTGCGAGAACGCTGCGAAAACGGAGCGTACGCCAGCCAGTGCGTTTGCCGGTTTATCGGCCATATGGATCAACTCCCATGAAATTCGCGCAGTTGGTGAAAAGCTCTCCGATCGACTGGCGGCGCTCACTGAGCGGCTCAAGCTCCGCTCTCATCTGGGTTATCTTCGCGTCGATCTGCCGTATTTGAGCCTCAAGCGCCTGCTTTTTCCGCGCCAACTCGTCGCCGTCGATCCGCAGGATGTTCTGGGAAGCATCGTGCAACATGCGGGCGATATCGGCTTGGAGGCGACCTTTCGCGGCGGCCATATCGCGGATTTTTTCCGAGAGATCGTTGCAACTCGAAAAAATGGCGTCGCGCTGCGCACGGATAACCTCAAGCCTGCCGGGGTCTATCGTGGGTGATGAAGTCATTCGTCGGTCTCCTTTGGTCGTCACGCTGTCACGCATGTTCGGAAATTCAAAACGCACTTGAATTTCCGGAATGAAGAATTTGAGCCAGCCGCCGTTCGCCGGGGATGCAATCGCCGGAGCGGAGGATTTTCCACCAGGTGGCTGCAGGCTCGGCAGCAGGTGCGTCGAAAGATTTGCTTTCGCGGGGCCATCTGTCCGACTGGTAGCGCTTCGCAGATGCCGCCATCATTTTCGCGGCGGCTGGCGGCGGCAGCTTCGACCATTCCGGCACGGCGGCCCATAGGCCAAGCAAGCGGCGGTCGCGCCGGCCCAGTTCAAGCTTGCGAACCGGCGATGTCCCGCCCCATGTCTTGAGGCCAAGCTCGGCATACAGCGAGGTTTTGAAACCGCTGGCGATGCTGGCATTGAGCGCCTCCATCAGGAGGATACGGCTTCGCTCCGGGATGCGCCGGCCACCCATGAGGTGTTCCACGAGATCGAAGATAGCCTGCAAGGCGGGATCGGTTGAGCGCTTCTTGTCAGCCATGGAAGACGCCCCCGAAACCGCGAAAGCGATTTGGAACAGGTGTTCCATTTTCAGGCCGCAGCGGCAATTCAGCTACCGAAACGCACCCGCCGTTTCCGGCTGCAACCAATGCGTTTGCGTTAACCGCAGGCGTTAACCAAGCGTCAACCCTGACAACCCTGACAACCCAATTTTTCGACCTGTTTGACTGGCGCTTTTCCGGGGTCGTCCCGCCCCGCAGAGGGTCAAATCCGGGTACGGTCCCTACACCCAGGGGGTTGGGTCGGTGGCCTTTTCGGTCACACTTCGCCATCGTCCTCACCCTCCTTTTCGAGGTGAAGATGACAGAGCGTGCGAAACCATTGCCATTGCTTATCGCTCAGGTGGAACTTGCCCTTCGAAGCCTTTGCTAACGCCAGAACGTTTTCGACAAAGTCTCGCTGCTTGTCCGTCAATCCGCCGCCTTCCAGCAACAGGCGTCGAGCATCGCCTATGACCTCATCACGCGTTGGATGCTGGCTTTCAGCAGGACACGGCTCTGGCTCTGGCGGGTCGCGATAGACGATCTTTTCCTGAACCACGACACGCTCGCGATACACGATGACCTCTACCGTTGCAGGCGGCTTTGTCAGCGCGGCGGTGAGATCGTGCCATCCCAAACCAGCGCCGCAAAGGGTTCGCCCAATGGCCGAAACCGCCGCTACCACTTCGCCGGCATGGTTGCTGGATAGCATCGGCAACAGCTTCCCGAGCTTTTTCACTGTTTTCTGATCGATATCGCCCATCGGTTCCCGGTATCCCGATTTCAGCCGTACGCCGCCGAGGCGGTTGAGCCTTTCCACCCCCATCCCCGAGTTGTGGGTTTGTCTCTCGGCTCATCAGGCTGGTCATTCCGGTTCGATGGGTGGCAAGGGTGGCCCTCATACTCCCTCTCAAAAGCCGTTTTTTCCGGTTTGTCGTTCTCAAAGAGAGAGGTTTTAACTTGAGTCCATGAAGTGCGTAATTTTTTGAACCCTATCTTCATGGCAAGCCACTTCATCCAGCTAAAGGAAATCACCTTGATGACGTTCGTCAGGCTCTTTCCAAACTGGCGGCGCCGCTCCTTCACGGAAATATGCCCGAGTTCCTTCGAGCCTCCCTTGCGAAGCGCGTTCTGAACGGTTGTACGGCTCACACCGGCTATGCTGGCGATTTCATCCAGGCACATTTCGCAGCGGTTGCCGTGCCGCTTACATTCTTCGGCAATGACGGCCAGCGCCGCGCCCTCGCCGGCGGAATAGTGTTCCCGGATCTCGGGCGGCATATTGGACGGCCCGCTTATCCGGCGCTTTCTGGCGCGCCGCTCACGGCTCTTGTCGGTTGACATGCGCTGACGCCGAGCTTTCTTGACGACGCTCTCTGCCGCCCCGCTGGCCGTCTGCTTCTCGTAAGCCTTTGTTGCGGGTCTGGTGGCCTTACCGTTGGCGAAATAATCGTCATGGGATCGAGCGGAGCGGGAAACGATACGACTGCGAAGCAGCGCGGATGATGGCCTGTATTCCGTCATTCACTCGCTCCCGGCTTTGAGAGCGAATGAGCAAGCTTCGCCGCCTCGGCGGCTTCCATGACCGTCAGGGCGAAGCGTCGGCGGATTGTGACGACTGGATGAGAGACCAAAGGATTGCGGCAAAGCCACATGGCTGCCTCGCGAACGCGGGGCTCAATGGCTCGCAATGAGTTTGACAAGTCGCCGCTAAGTGATTGACTTTCAAACGCGGGTTTGACGGAAATTTTTTCGTAAGGCTTTGTTTTTGGCGCTTCACGCGGGGATTGAAAATCCGCGTGTCGGTGGTTCAAATCCGCCTCCGGGCACCATTACAATTTTCCAGCATTGTTTTTATTGTGTTTTTCTCCTCTGTTTGACCAGAGTTTAAACATCACCCCGAAAAGCTGGACACTTTTGTTCCTGTTTCGATCATTCTTCTTCAGGCTCGACCGTGTCCTGCATCAACTCCACGGCGCTCTTTGCAAGCACCTTCTGACGTGCTGCCCTAGTGTAACGCGTGACCTCCTTCGAGGTTGTATGTCCGGTTATGGACATGATCTGGTGTTCGCTCGCGCCGCGATCGGCGAGCCGCGCGGCCGCTGCCTTACGCAGGCCGTGGGCGCTGCAATGCGTCAAGTCTGCCTCGTTACACCGCTTCCTGAACCAGTTACCAAAGCCATTAGACGTGAACGGCTTTTTGAATTCGGTAACCAGAAGCGTCATTTCCCCGCACGGTCCGGCGTCGATCGCCTTCTGCAAATGTGGATGGATGGGCATCTCCAGTTTCCGAGGCTTGCTATTCCTGCCCTTAAACTGGGTGAAGCGCAGCCAGCCCTTACTGATGTGCTGCTTTCCAAACAGAATAATATCGCTGCGGCGCTGGCTGGTGTATAGCATCAAGGTCAGCGCCAGATAGGCCTTTGTGCCGATCGGGTGACGCGCCTCGAACTGCTCGACCTCCTCCGGCGTCCATGAATGGAAACCCTCCGATCCCGTCTTGAAATAGGGTATGTCGCGGGCCGGGTTGGTGGCGCAGATCTCGACGGCTGGCATAATCGCCCAGTTAAAAACAGCGCGTAGCGCCTTCAGGCGTCCGTTGGCCGACTCCGGCACGTCTGCTTTCCTGTCCCTCAGAACGCGCACGGCCTTGGCGTTGAACGACGACAGAGGGACATCTTCGAAAAGCTTTGATGATTCTGGCTTGATCGGTTCGGCCCAGATGCTTTCAATGATCAGTTTGCGAACATATTGTGTTCGCTTGTCGAGCTGCTTGTATTCGGCGCTCTGGAAATATTGCTCGCACAGCCAGCGCAGCGTTCCTTTTACGGAGAGCTTGGGGCCGGTCCTGTCTTCCTTCATTTTCCCGTTCAGTGCGTCATAGTAGGCGGCATTGAACTCATCGCTGCCCGGTACGCCTGGCAGCCTTATTTTTTTCTGGCCCTTGCGGCGAAAGTAAAAACGAAGAACGCCGTCGGTGTTGTCCTCGACGACGTACTTTTTGCTGAATTTTTTCGGCATTTACGCGAAATCCCACTCCTCGTTATCATCATCCTCGCCACCCGGAAGCCTCGCGAATGCTTTTTCCAGCGACCGCCGGTCCCAGATATTGCGGCTATTGGCTCGCTTGGGTTTCGGCATTCTGCCATCAGCCACCATTTCGTCAAATAGGGATACTGAGACGCCGATATAGGCGGCGGCCTGTTCCCGGTTGAGGCCAAGGATTGATGGCAGTGGGCAGGCCGTAACCCGCTCCGTTCTTCCGGAGGTATTCATCTAGAAAGCCTCCGCTTTGGGTGCTGCGCCGCATACGCCATGAATGCGTTCGCATCGCCATTACAGCAGGTATAGCCCGCCTCGGGCGGCCCGATCTTATGGAGCTGATCCATCCGAAAATGAGCCGGCCCGATCTTCATGCCGGGAAAATTGAAGGCAATGATAACCTGCCCTCGATGCCAACCCCCGTTCTCGCCCTCTGTGACATAGGCGTGATGTCCGCGAGACGCTTCCTTATCCTCGACGAATTCAACGTCCGGGAACCGGCCTGCGACGATGCGCTTGAAATCCTCGATCGCTGACAGCTCCTGGGCCTTTCGGCGCAAGTCGTGTCGCATCTTTTTCCATTTGCACCGGGGTGAGCAGTAGACAGCACCGCTGACCTTGCCGCAGATGCCGTTGACCGGCAGTCTGTGTTCATAGGGCAGGTCGGAATCGACGGTAATGCCACAACCAACGCATTCGAAGTGCCACCCATATTCTACGGCTACCTTGGCTGGAACGCCTGTTGCTGCATATTGGTCGGCCCATGGTGCACGCCGGCACTGCACGCCGCCGAGCTCGCCCTCGGCGTACTCATTCGCGCCCCACTTGGCAGCATAGATCGATTTTTCAGCGAAATAGATATCGCCGGTCATCTCGTATTTTTCGAGTACCGCGTACGCCTTCAAAATCGTCATGGCGCACTCCAAGGAATTAGAGGCGTAGCGTAGGCCACCATCAACGGATGACGAGGTTGGCCGTCATTCGCTGTACCCCAGCACATCGGCTTCGCTCCAGCCTGATCCAGAACACCGACGACCGAGCGCCATCTCGTGCGAAGAGCCTTTGGCAGCTTGGCCGCCGGACCCCATGCCACGATGTGAATATCCGCACCCTGTATCGCCCTCGCGATATGCGCGTCATTCTCTGGTCCAACCGGATCAGCGGCGCGGGCCAATGCCTTCACATCCTTGTTTACGAGCGCGCACAAATTCCAGACAATGACCTTGCTGACGCCGAGGCGAAACGCAAAGCCATCCACCTTCGTCATTGTGGAATCATTCTTCTCCTCGTCCGCATCAGATGGATTGACCATGCCAAGCGAAATGACGGGGCCGGATCGACCGTAGTCGTGTTCAAGCAGGTAGCGATAAAGACCGCAATCGGAGAAGATGGCGCGTCGCGTCGTCAATAGGTCGCTCACAGGCCACCCTCCTGCTTTGCGGGTGCTGCGGCGCGCATAACGCGGTCTAGTTCCGCAGCGATGAGCGCCCCAGCCTTCTCAAGATCGCGTTGACGGCTGGTTGGCTTCCAGAAATCGCGAGACCAAGGCCATGCGCCTGGTGCGTCATCTAGTTCGCCGCTATTATGAAGGGCGTAGCAAGCCGCAGCTTCCAGCAGTTCGCCGTTCGTATATTTGTCGTCATGCTCGGGAGACCAGCCTTCTTTTTCAATCTGGCGGGCGCGCTCGGCTGCGATGGCCTTTATCGCGGGGCTCCCAACCACGTCCTGCACTTGTGCGGAGAGGGCGAGGCGTAGCATTTCAGCGCATTCTTTGAATGCTTTATTTCGGGCGCTCCAATTCGGACCGAAGCCATTCCCTTCTTCGACGGCATCCTTTTGCTTGCTGTGCAGGATTGCCAAAACGCGCTCAAAGCCCCGCTTTTCATTTTCGCTTTGAGGCGTCAGAGCAGCCCAAGCCGTGCGGAACTGGTTGTAAAAGTGGTCTCGTTCTCTGGCCGTTTCGTTTAGTCTATCCCGCAGAGACGCAATCTCGTCACCTTCGTATAATTTTTCTGTGCAGCCAACTGCTCCCGCAGAGCCCGAGAAACGCTTGTCCTGTGGATGAGGCATGAACTCAACAGGATCGACTGGGCTTTCGCCTTCCAGATCCCACCAGTATCCATTCTTGTCATCAGTCCAGACGGCCTCGTAAATCCGGCCATCTTCATCCCGCACCCAGTAGCGCTCGGAGAGCCTGAGCATCACGCCGACCTCTGAAAAATCCTGAACGTCGGTTATCGAGCGATCGGCCTGGGAAATCGGAAGCCATCTAACCCCAAGCTCTTTTTGAGCCTGAAGTTTTCCTTCTTCAAAACCGGTTCGACGTGCGGCTTTCCTGCGATGCAAATGAGATTTCGTCACTGGCCGCTCCTCCGCAAGTGATGATATGTTTCAAGGAAGGCCTCGGCAGCGCCGTGCGGATCTTCCCAAGGGAAGATTTCGGCCTCAAATGGTCTGCGGCCCTCGACCGTTCCCCACGTCTCACCATTGCTTGGCATCAGGTCACGCTGCTCTGTCGCCAGCATGCATAGATCCAGATGCTTGATGTAATTATGGGAAGGTGTCTTAACCCTGAAGAGGGAAAGGCCAGCAGCCTCGCAGCGCTTCTCAACTGCCTTGTAGTCAGGGCATTTGGATTTCAGAGGCGAACTCATGTCGCCACAGGTCGCCTCGCCAACCTCGTGCATCAGCGCCGCCATCTTGCTTCCCGGCTCAGCGTAACCAGCCATGATGATGCAGTGCTGGGCAACGGAGTAATAAACCCGCTTGCCTGTGCGGCGACTGACACACTGGCCGGAGAAGCGCGACTGAAAGGCGAGACCATAGGCCACATCCTCAATCGTCAACTCGGATCCTTCCGGGTTGTCGAAGTCGAAATAGGTGCCGGATCCGAGAAGAATGGTCGGGCCGATGATGCGATGGATAGGTGCAGACTGTTCTGTCATCAGGAAACCCTCATAGGCATGACGATGTAATCTTCGTCGGCGTCGCCATCTGGCGTGAAATGTCCCGGCGCGCCGGGGTCCGTGCCGTGGAGACAAAAAGATGTGGTGGAAATGCTGGACAGGGTTTCGTTGACGTATGTCGGATTGAAACCCCTCAGGTGGCTGTCGCCGTCGAATTCGATATCGACCGGCTCGGACGCGTTCTGGCCGTCCCGCGCCACCAGCTCGATCTGCATCAAGCCTTGCTGGATATCGAGGCGGACGGAAGACTTACTGATGTCGCCGGCAATGACGCTCACGCGGGTAATCGCCTTGCTGACAGTGGAGCGATCGGCGCGCAGGAAGACATTGCTGCGCGCGGGAATGATGCGGTGGTAATCCGGAAACTGGCCGTCAATCAGTTTTGAAACAAGGGTGATATCCTCGCACTCGACGACAATCTTCCGGTCATTGATGAAGAATGAGCAAGCGGCCTTGCTGTGGCCGAACAGCTTGCGGATTGCCTGAACCGTCTTGATCGGGATGATTGGCGGCTCGAATGCATTCAACTCGCTGGGCGAGATCCGCGATACGGCCATCTTCAAGCCATCAGTGGCGCATATTGCAAGCTTGCCGCTCTCCAGCCCTTCGACGAAGGTTCCGGACAGATAGGGTCTATCCTTCATCGTCGTGTTCATTGCATAGGCGACGCGACCCAATGCATCCGTCAGAACGCTGGCCTGCACCGCAAACGCCAATGGCGGCCGATCTGCTCCGATGGATGGAAAATCGGAAGCGGGCAGGGTATGCAGGTTGAAACGCGAACGTCCGCCACTCACTGTGACCTGACCGGGGAACTGTCCTGGCTTGACTGTGATCTCTGCCGACTCCGGCATGTTCTTTACGATCCGGTAGAACTCATCGGCTGCTATGGTCAGGCCTTCGCCGGCCGCTGCCTCCAGCAGCTCGCAGCGCGTCCCGATTTCAAGATCAAGGTTGGTGCCGCGCAGCAGGAGGCGTTCGCCATCTGGCTGCAGCAGCACGTTTTCGAGGATCGGAATGTTGTCCTTGGCCGGAACGGCTTCGGTCACCGCCGACAAGGCCACCAGAAGCTCGGACCGATGAGCGCGGAAATGGATAGGATCTTTACTCATGTCGCCCTCAGCTCCGTTTTCCGGTGAGGAGGTCGGCAATCCCACGTTCGTGGGAGGGGGGGGCAAGATCAAAGTGACGCGACAGGATTTCCATCGCCTCATCAACGTTGCCTTCTGCCATACGCCGGTATGCCTCGCCGACATGATAAAGGTCGCTGTCGTCGAGCTTATGCAGCTGATCGTAGGCGTCGATGATGTCGTCTTCGTCCAGGTCGCCGATTTCGACCTGTACCTTCGCATTGAAAGTCAGATCAGAAACAATCGCAGGGTGAAGACAATGCTTCTTGAGCCATGCGGCGATACGCTCGTCATTGTGATCATCTGAAAAATTGATCGTGATTTCCTGATTTACCTGCATTGGCGGCTCTCCAGAATTTTCGCGTACATGCTGGGGCAGGGCAGTGTGATGCTGCTGCCGAAGCGGCGGATGACGACGGTGGTGAAATCAAACCTTGCCTGTTGCCAGGTGTTGCCGTTGATCGGCGCGACCAGGCCAAGCTCCTTGCATCGCGTCGTGACGCGGCTGAAGCTAGCGCCGTAGTGGTCTGCGATCTGGTTCCGGCCCATGCCGCGCTGAACGCAGCGTGCCAGCATGACGGGTGACGGCAATTTGCTGCCGCCGCGCTTATCGGTGTGCCGCATGATGGACACTCCTTTCGTGGACATTGAGGGATTTGAGAAGATTGCGGCTGTCCGCCCACTTGGCGTGACCGACCCACGCGGCAAGGAATTTCTCCAGCCGCTGGTGCTCGCCGCCGGCACGATAGGCGCGGATTTTGCGCTTTGCCCGCGCAACACTGTCACGGCGCAGCAGCTTGTGGGTGGGCCAGATGCGGTAACCGACGAAGTTAGCGCCACGGCTGACGGGTTGGATGCTCCATTTGGAGAACCTGAGGCCCAGCCGCTCGCGTGACAGCTCCTCGATCGAGGCGCGGACCTTGCGCAGATGCTCCGACGATTGCCCGAGAACCACGATATCGTCCATGTAGCGATACCAGTAGCGCTCGCCGAGTTCCTGTTGCAGGTGCCGGTCCACCACGCCGCCGTAAATGTTGGCGAAGATCTGCGACAGTAGGTTGCCGATCGGCAGGCCGATGCCATCACGCGGCAGCATGGTCTCAATCAGGCGCAGCGTGGCGCGGCAAGAAATCTTCGCTTCTATCAACCGCCACAGCGCGCCGTGCTCGATGCTGGCGAAGTAGCGGGAAAAATCCGTCTTGAGGATATAGAGCGGTTCTGCGTCGTGCGTCAGCCGCCGCATATCGGCCTGCAATGCCGTTGCAGCTGCATGTGTTCCCTTGCCCGGACGGCAGGCAAAGGTGCGCGGCAACAGCGTCGCCTGAAATATCGGCTCGATGACGGCACACAATGCATGCTGCGCCACGCGGTCCTCAAATGGCAGAGCCGATATCATCCGCTCCTTCGGATCGAAGATCTTGAAATTATGCGGCTGGCCGGGACGATATGTGCCGTCGCGCATGGCCTGCGACAGATCCTCCAGATTGAGGATCGAGAACTCATTGAACTCCAGAAAGCCCGTCGTCAGGCGCTTGCCAAGGGTGGTGCGCCTGAAGGCGTGACGCATGTTGGCGTCTGCCGTGATCTTTCCGATAAGGTTGCGGTATTTCTTTCCCATGATAATCGCTCCGGATTGCCGGTCGCGGGTTTCGACGGCGTTGCCGCTACTCCCCGCTTTACCGGACCCTGTCATGTGTTCGCCGAAGCCGGACGATCGGGCCGACCACCCTGTCAGCTGGGCGTAAACCGCCGTGCCGACCGTGGAAGATGACCGGCGTGGCCGTGGCTCGCGCCGAGTCGTGAATGGATCGTCGCTCGCGCCGCGCGCCCCGATGTTCTCGTTCGAGTTCTCGGGCCAGTAGTCCAAGTTCGCGTACCGGGAGCCGGCGTTCTCGCCGTTGATCCAGGAGCCGCCAAAGATGGACGGACGCAACAGCATCATGACCCCGACCGCCCGTTGCCTTTTGCCGATCTGATCCACCCGCCGAGCATCGATCCCGTTTCAGCGATGTGGCGCAGTGCCACCTTGTGCTGGTGATGGGAAAGGAATTTCAGTTTCGGATCGGAGGCAAAGCGCAACCAGAAGCGCAGCGTTGCCAGGTTGGCGTCTGCTGCGTAGAGCTTTGAGGCCTGTTTCGACTTCGCTGCCTGATAAAGAAAACCGACCTGGTCAAACAACAATCCGATCAGCCGGTCCCGCAGCACGCCATGGCTGCGAGGGCATTTCTGGAAGATCGGATAGAGGTAGGATACGGCTTTCTCGAATTTCTCGACGATCGCCAGATCCTGCGGATTTACATATTCATCTCGTGTCATGGCTGGCGATCATCCGTTTCAGGGGACCCGCGCTTCCGCGCGTGTCAGGCATGGTTCAGGTGGTCGCTCGCGCCGCGCGCCCCGAAGTCCTCGAACGAGAACTCGGGCCAGTAGCCCAAGTCCGCGTACCGGGAGCCGGCGTCCTCGCCGCTGAGCCAGGAGCCGCCAAAGATGGACGGACGCGGGTTATCCGGATCGCCGTCCGTGCCCCACTGCCACATGGTGCCGGTGATATCGAACAGGCCCCACTTGCTGATGAAGTTGATGGCGTTCTCATCAAGCGCGCCCGTCACGGTCGGCTCGCTGTCACGGGAGGCGCGTTCCTTCACGCCATAGGCGGCGGCGAAGAATTCTTCCGCGCCGAGAAGGCGCTTGCCGTGACCTGCGTAGATTTCCACCGCCGTCGCATAGTCGAGCTTCCTGTATCGGCTCTGGCCGCCCAACTTCATCGGCAAGTCGCGGCCGTCGGCGATGATCGCCCTGGCGCGGCTGGCGCCCTGTTCGTGGTGGTCGGCGTCCAGAAGATAGATATCCGCCCAGAACAGTTTTCCGCCCAAGGTCTCGACCAGCGCCATGCCGCGCGGATCTGCGCAGGCGGGGCGGAAGCCGATATCCCAGATGGAATAAGGGTTGATTGCAGGCGTGCTGTCGCCACCGTCACGGGAACCCGCATTGCCGCCCGGTGCAAAATGAAAGCCGCCGAAAAACTTCTCTGCTGTGGGCTTGCTGTCCAGCAGTTCGGCGACCGGAAACCCGTCATCGTCGATGCCGACGCCATAATCACGGCCCGGCACAAGCTCGTCGAACAGGACGGGAGTATCTTTGTCGAAGAAATGGGGGCGCTCACTGGTAGTGATCATGGTGCCCGCCTTGATGATAAGGTCGAGACGACCGGATTTTGCAAGCACCGGGGCAGATGCCACGGGTCCAACACGCTGGATGGAAATGCCGCCAAGGGTATTTTCGGCTGTTGCTGTCATCATAAGAATCCTGATTGAGAGGAGGAAAGAGACCCGCGCTTTCGCGCGCGTCAGGCAGGCGTCAGGTGGTCGCTCGCGCCGCGCGCCCCGATGCTCCCGACCGAGAGCCCGGGCCCGTAGCCCAAGTTCGCGCACCGGGAGCCGGCGTCCCCGCCGCTGAACCAGGAGCCGCCAAAGAGGGACGGACGCGGATCGTCGATGTCGCCGTCTGTTCCCCAGACCCAGAGATTGCCGGTCGCCTGCATGAGGCCGTATAGGCTGGTGCGGGCGGCATCGAGGCCGGTTGTACGTGGGCGATTGTCGGCGCTGGAGCGTTCAGTCACGCCGTGGGCGGCGGTGCGGAACTCGTCATAGGTCAGCAGGCGCTTGCCGTGACCTTCAAGGATGGATTTCGCGGTCTTGTAATCGAGCAAGTCCAGTGTGCTGCCGGTGGCTGGCGTCACACCAAGGCGGCTGGTGCCGTGCACGGCGTGATCGACGCCGAGAAGATAGATATCGACCCAGACGATGTTTCCGGCAATGACGCGCACCATGCCGCGAGGATCGGGGCAGGCGGGGCGATACTCGATATCCCAGAGCGAATGCGGGTTGATGGCGGGATTGCTGTCGCCGCCCTTGCGTTCAGTCGCATTGCCGCCGGGAGCGAAGTGGAAACCGGCAAAGAAATCCGCTTTCAGGGGGTTGTCGTTGGCGACGGTGGCAAACAGATCGCCCATGGCATTGATGCCGACAGCATAATCGCGACCGGGAACCAGCTCATCGAGCGCAATCGCCGTTTCGCGGTCATAGGAATACGTGCGGTCACCGATCTCGACCAGCGAACCGGCCTTGATGGAGATCGAGGTCGGGCCGGTAGCGATCAGGATCGGCGCGCTGGGGCTTGGATTGTGAATGCTGATTGTCTGTGGTTCGGCAGTCGTTGTCATGGGTTGGTCCTTTTTGGTTTGGGCTGGACGTGGTCAGACGCGTGCCGCAGCGGCGTGCATGCGTTCGATTTCGGAGAGACGGGTGGCGCAGAGAGCCACGCCGCCAAGGCAACCGAGCAGAAGCACGGCTGTGACGCAGGCGAGGAAAAAGCGGCCATAGGGAACGGCGGCTTCTTTGCGGAAGGTGCCGAGGTCATGGCGGGTCTGCGGGATCATTGGGGAAATATGGATCAAAGCTGCCTCCATCCGTTTCGGATGCCGCCTCGCGGGGGAGAGACGGACACCGAAACCGGACGTGGCGTCAGGCGGCTTCAAGAAGCGCGTCGTCGTTCGCCTTCATGCGTGCCTTCTCTTGGAGGCGGTCGATATCTGCGTTGGGGAAGTAAAGGTTCAGCTGTTCACGGGTGCAGCCTTCGCCAAAGCGGCGCATCGCGGCGGCCATGGCATCGATCTTTTCATTGTCGTTCATCGCACTGACGTTCATGTCGGTCTCCGTCCGTTGAAAGGGAGACCGGACGGCATCGAGGCGAGGGGGTAGGGTGCCGTCCGGTCTTTTCCAAGCCATGTGGTTTGCTCGGATGGACGGAATTTCGCGATAATCGCAAAATAAGTCAAGAAGTATTTTCGCGATTATCGCGATTATTGTTGCGATGGGCCGCGACAGCGGTGCGCAGATCGCAAAACCGAATCAGCAAAAACCGACTCGACTCTTTTGTGCGAAGATGCTTTTTTAGCGTGAACGAAACAAGAACAAGGGGCGAGGAAATGAAGCGGCCGCCAATCGATCACCCGGATGCGATGCGATTAATTGTGGAGCTTTCCAACCTCTATGTGGCCTGCGACGACTGCGGCCATTCTCGGATTCTTGGTCTGGATAACCTGCGAAAAGCGAGCGAGCTTGGGGTGCATAACTACACGCAATTATGCCGGAAGATCAGGTGCAGCGAGTGCCCAAAAACAATTCCGGCATTTAGGAATTTGACGATCCGGCCGACGTGGCGCGCCGAATACTCTATTCACAGCAGCGCGTGAAATACGACCTTGTGAATGCTGAAGACTTTGTCTGTCGGGAATTCCAATTCGTGTGTTTCACCAGATCCTGGATTGTACTGATAAAGACGCAAAACGTCGCCGCTTTGGCTCTCGAACCGCTTAATGTAGCTCGACACTTCGTCATCTTCGAAATCACCAAGGATCTGAACGATTACGTCGTCGCCTTTGCGGTAGCGGGCATGGGGATTAGCCCACGCTGTCTCGCCATGATAGAAACGCGGCTCGCCTGAAGTTCCTTGTATTTGAACCGCGTAAGCCCCTTCGACGCCTTCCAAGCCAGGCGGACAAAAAACCCGCGCAATGTCTTGGCCGTTCATGATGAAGCGCCCGTTCGGACCCGCAGAAATCTGGCCCCTTAGAGGAATGGAGACGTCGCCAGGAAAGGCTTGCCAGCGAGGGGGGAAGCTTGCGTTTGGTTTCGGTCGTGGCGCTGAAGGCTGCGTTGGAAGATCGTTCGATGGGTTGAGCCAGCTGGCCATTTCCTCATAGCCGGGTGGAAGCTCCTGAAAGAACCTGGCGATACCTTCTATCTCTTGGAGGCTGATTTTCCGCGGCTCTTTAGTGTTTGGCTTCATCCTGCTCAGCATCGTCGAGGAGACGCCGATCGTCTCTGCCAATTCGCTGGCCGTTCCGCGCGGAGAATTCTTGAGCTTCTGGTCGAGCCAGTTCTTAATTTCGTACTGAGGATCTTGCATAGGGCAGACTTTCGCGTATTTCGCAAAAAAATCTATCGCGATAATCGCAACAAATAGATTGACATTAAATCGCGATAATCGCAAAGATCGCGATATGAGCGAAAACCATCTAGAGCCAGCGAAGTCTGTGATCGCCAAAATTGGCATCGAGAAAGTGTCTGCCGTAACCGGCAAGCACATATCTCGGGTCTATCGTTGGATGTATCCAAAGGAGCGCGGCGGTACTGGCGGCATCATCCCGCAGGCCGATGCTTTCGTTTTGCTTGCCCACGCACGGTCGCAGGGTATCGAGCTTTCGCCCGATGATTTCTTTCGAATTTCTCAGGAGGCCGCAGAATGATGGCGCTCCATTTTTTCCGCAGCGTAGGGAAGCGGTCATCCCGCGTGGTTCATACCCACGATGTCGCAGGTTCGAATCCTGCCGCTGCAACCAATCCCGGCGTTTTCCTGGCAGAGCGCGCACGGGATGCCGGACGGAAGAGGTTTTCCATACCTGCGGACCCTTCCGTCCGGATCGCCTTTCCTGTTGCGCGAGGGTTACTCCTTTCCCCTCTGCGCACCCGCCGTGATACCTCTCCTCCCGGCTCCGGCGGCCTTTTTCTTTCGTTGTCGTCATCGTTGTCTCTCCAGCTTCTGCCGCCGCTCATGTGGCGGGGCTGCGGTTGATCTGATGGGCAACGAATAGGCCGCGCCTGCGCGGGCTTCACCGAATCCTTTTCCGTTTTTCTTTCCTTGACGCGTTTTCAGGGGTGTTTTCGTGCGCACTATTTCCGAAGAAGAAATCCGCAGCCTGAAAGGCGCGACAGACGCCAGCTACAAGCTGGGCGGCGGCGTAACCGATTTTCCGCTGCTGACACGCGTCAACGTCTCGACGCTCTCCAAGTACGCCAGCTTCAATGATGAGAATGGTGAAGCGCTGATCCCGATCGATGTCGCCATCGAGTCGGATCGCCGCGCGAAAAGCCCCGTCATCGTCGGCGCCATGGCACGAGCCCTCGGCTTCAAGCTGACCATTGATGATGACCACCCCCACGATGCCCGCCCCGTTACCGAGACGGATGCGATCGATCTCATGAGCGAGGTCATGGATGTCGTGCGCGAACTTCAGGCCGCCCAGGCTGCCGGAACAATCGGTACGGCTGCCGCCAAAAAGCGGATCGGCAAGGAAATCCACGAAGCAATCCGCGAGCTCAAAGAGATGCTCGTAAATATAAAGAAAGGCTGACTGGCATGGTATTGCGAAAGGTAGAATTCTCGAAAATTGACCGGCCTGCCGAAGTTTCCGCCGGTTCAGCTCCAATCCTTCAATGGATTGATATCGATCAGCTGGTGATCGATGAAGATTACCAGCGTGACCTGAAGCTTCAGAACTGGAAGGCGATCCGCCGTATCGCGGCGAATTTTCGTTGGTCGATGTTCTCTCCCGTGTTCGTCTCCCCGGTGGAGGGGGGGGCGTACGCAATAATCGACGGTCAGCACCGCACCCACGCTGCAGCGATATGCGGTTTTTCGCAGGTTCCTTGTCAGATCGTCCAGATGAACAAGACGGAACAGGCCGCTGCATTCGCCGCGGTGAATGGCGTCGTAACGGCAGTCACCGTGTGGCAGCTCCTGAAGGCCGCACTTGCGGCTGGCGAGCAGTGGGCGGTGAACGCCCAGCGGATCGCAGCGGATGGTGGTTGCCGGCTGATGACGTCCAACGGCTCGACCCTTTCGAAGCTGCCCGGCGATATCTACGGCGTGAAGGGCTTCCTTTCCGTCATCGAGACACGACCACGCGAGACTATTGTGACCGCGCTGAAGGTCTTGATGAAGGCCGAAGGTTACAACGACAATCGCGAGGTCTGGGATTCGGCATTGTTGATGCCGTTGCTGCTGGCATTGGCAGAGCGACCGCCAGCGCTGGCGAATCCGGGTTTTGTCGGTGCCCTGGAAAAGTTCGATATCTGGGACCTCGTAGACCGAGATGCTGCCGAACGCCGCGCCGCGCTTCGACTTGGCCGCAAGCATCCTCCGAAATCAGAAACCCTTCGGGCCGGCATCCTCACGTGGATCGACGAGACGTTTCCTGCACGCATCGCATTGCCTCCATCCGAGAAACTATCGCGTCAGGAAGCGATGGTGCGCATTGGCGCCATCGGAGGTAGCCAGTGACCCTCTGCATGGCCGAAACCAGCCGCCCCAAACTCGTCAAGGAAGCCCGCGCCGCGCGGGTTCTGGCGCTTTGGCGGATTGGCCGTTCCACCCATGAAATTTCCACAACGCTCGGCCTTGCTGAATGCGAGGTCTGCCGCATTATCGAGGAGGCAGAACAATGAGTGCAGCCGCTTCTCTCTTTGCAGTTCCACTTGCGGATCGTGATCGCGGTTTTCTGCGGCACGTCTCTCAGGCTGACGGCTGGCGCGAGATCCGCCACGGCGAAATGCCATCCGCCGTTCAGTGCATGCGCGCCGGTTACGTTCGCCTGTCGAATGACAAGCGGCAGGCAATCATCACCAGCAGCGGGCAGACTTACCTCCGCCAGTTGAGAGGGGTGCACTGATGGAACTGTTCGATGCACTTCCAGCCCCGCTCCGCACGGCGATAAATGACGCCGGGTTCGAGTTTGTACCGCGCTTCGCTGCTCGTCTTCTGGCGCGCGGCGTATCGGTAGATCGCGCCGCCGAGATCATCCGCGAAACCGACCTGCGCCTGATGCGCAAAGGCTGTGCGGCATGACGGTGCAATCTCTCCAGATGCCGAAGAATGCCGGCCTGAACATCATTACATCCGCGCTGCGCGATGGCGAATACCGCTGCCAGACCTCGCAGGAGGTGCGCACGGCCTGCGCGGCAATGGCCCACCGCTATCTCACGCGTGACCCGAAGGACGGCAATCTGTTCCGTCCGGGTGATCGCGCAGCAGCCGTCATCGAGCGCGCGAAAAATGAAGGCAAATTGCCGGAAGAAAACATAAGCCGGATCGTAGTGACGGGGCCGTACCAGCTTCTGCCGCCGCTCTCGGATGATGATTTCAAGGCGCTTTATGATGACATTGCCGCTCACGGCGTAAAGGTGCCGGTTGAATATGACGAGGCTGGCGAAATTCTCGACGGCCACCACCGTGTCGCCATCTGCAAGATGCTCGACATCACCGATTGGCCCCGGTTCATCCGCAAGCAGCTGACGGAAGAAGGTAAACGGTCTTTTGCAAGGTCGCTGAATTTTGCCCGGCGCCATCTTTCCGGCGCGCAGCGGCAGGCAGTTATTCAGGAGCACCTGAAGGATGCGCCGACCGTATCCAACCGCGCCATTGCCGCGCAGCTCGGTGTTGATCACAAGACCGTATCGGCGGCGCGCAAACGCATGGTCGATGGTGGGGAAATTCCCCACCATGCGACAATCGTGGGCCGTGACGGCGTTTCCCAACCGGCGGTAAAGCCGATCCGCACCATGTTCCTGCCGGAGCCGGCGAATTTCAAGGAGCTGACGAAGGTCGCCAAGATCAAGCGGGCCGAGGATCAGAAGATCCGGCACGCCGTCCGCACCGATCTCGCCGTCCAGATCGCAGCCCGCCAGAACGTGGCGCCATGGTGGAAGGGCGTCGGGCAGGATGAGGGCAGGGCGTTCCCGATCATCTACGTTGATCCGCCGTGGCGTTTCAAAACCTATTCGGAAGTGACCGGCGGCGAAAAGAGCGCCGAGAACCACTATCCGACAATGTCTCTTGAAGAGATAATGGATCTCGGTTGCCCTGGCGCTCACAACTCGGCGGTGCTCATGTGGGTGACGGATCTTTCGAATGGCGTGAAAACGCTGGAGCGATGGGGCTACACCTACAAAAGCTTCTGGGGCTGGAAGAAGATTTACCCCGGCGACCAGACCGGAACCGGCTACTGGAGCTTCGATAATCTCGAACTTCTGCTGATCGGCACGCGCGGCGACTTCCCGGCGCCAATACCGGGAACGCAGCCGATCAAGTGCACCGACCACGCAGTCGGTCGCCACAGCGAAAAGCCGGTCTGGTTCGCCGAACAGATCGACCGGCTTTATCCGACCATGCCCAAACTCGAAATGTTCCAGCGCCGCGAAAGCCTCGCGGATGGCGACGTGCGCCTGAATGGAAAGTGGGAGTTTTGGGGAAATCAGGCAGGCACACCGGAAGGCGGTGCGGAATGATGATTACTCGCTCACCTGAAATAGACGCCCTTATCGCCGATGACGCGCCGGTCGCGATTGGTGTTTCGGGCGGCAAAGACAGCCAAGCCGCCGCACTGGCAACATTCGCTTATCTCGATTCTGTCGGCCACAAGGGGCCGCGCATCCTTATCCATGCCGACCTCGGCTCAGTGGAATGGGACGACAGCTTCCGGATCTGTGAGGAACTCGCTGAGTACCTGGAGTGTGACCTCGTCGTGGTTCGACGCAAAGCCGGTGGCCTCATGGAGCGTTGGGAAAGCCGGTGGCTATCGAGCAAAACTCGTTACGAGATGCTCAGCACGGTGACCCTTGTTCCCTGCTGGTCAACGCCGGCCATGCGGTTCTGCACTTCGGAGCAGAAGACACACGTAATCATGGCCGAACTTAAGGGGCGGTTTAAAGGTCAGAAGATCATCAACGTGACCGGCGTTCGTCGGGAAGAGAGCGCGACACGATCGCGCATGTCTGTCGCAGACAGTGATGCGGCCGGGCAGGTGTGGACGTGGCGCCCGATCATCGACCTCACGCTTGATCAGGTGTTTGCCATGGTCGACGCCTCCGGCCTGCACCCCCATCCCGCCTACCGGATTTACGGTATGGGCCGGGTGTCTTGCCGCTTCTGCATCATGTCCAGCATGCCCGACATGCTGGCCGCCAGTGCACAGCCTGAGAGCCACGATCTATACCGGCAGATGGTGCAGCTGGAGATCGACAGCAGCTTTGCATTTCAGGGTGCGCGCTGGCTCGGCGACGTCGCCCCTCAGTTGCTCCCCCCAGAGATGATTAAGGGTCTCGCCCTCGCCAAGAACAAGGCCGCTCTGCGTAAAGACATAGAGGCGCGGATTACAAGGCCGATGCTCTACGTAAAGGGGTGGCCGACCCGCATGTTGACCGACGACGAGGCTGCACTCATGGCCTCCGTGAGGCGACAGGTGAGCGACCTCTACGGCTTCAAATCGGATTGTCTCGACGTTCCCTCGATCCATGAACGCTACGCGTTTCTTTTGGCCGAGAGTGCCAGAAAGGCGGCCGCATGAACGCCTACGCTGGAAATCTCTTCGACCTTCATCATTCTGTCGCTGTGCCCGCATTGGGTCCGCATGGACCTTACATCATCGACAGTTTCGCTGGCGGCGGTGGCGCGTCGACCGGAATTGAACAGGCTCTTGGCCGTCCCCCTGATTACGCCATCAACCACAACGCGGCCGCTTTGGCACTGCATGAGGCAAATCATCCCGAGACAGTCCATCTCTCGGAAAACGTCTACAAGATCGATCCGCTCGATCACCTGCGCGGCAAGCATATCGGCCTCGCCTGGTTCTCCCCGGATTGCAAACATTTCAGCAAGGCAAAGGGTGGCAAGCCCGTTGAACGCAACATTCGCGACCTGTGCTGGATCATTCCAGGCTGGATCGAACGCATCCAGCAGAGCGGCGGCAAGGTCGATGTCGTCATCATGGAGAACGTCGAGGAGTTTAAGGATTACGGTCCGCTGATCCAGACCGCCAAAGGGTTGCGGCCAGATCCTGAGCGCAAGGGGCAAACTTACCAGAAATGGTGCAAGAAGCTCCGCCAACTCGGCGCGAAAATGGAAAGCCGCGAGATCCGTGGACGCGATTACGGTGCCACGACAATCCGCAAGCGCCTCTTCGTCATCATGCGTTTCGACGGCCAGCCAATTGTTTGGCCGGAGAAGACGCACGGTGCGCCCGATGATGCTGACGTTATTGCCGGACGTAAGCTTCCGTGGCCGATCATGGCAGATGAGATCGACTGGAGCCTGCCGTGTCCTTCGATCTTCGATACGTCTGCCGAGATCTGGGACAAGTTCGGGGTTAGGTCGGTGCGGCCGATCGCGGACGCTTCTCAGGCTCGCGTCGCGCGTGGATTTGATCGGTTCGTATTGAAAGCGAAGAGACCGTTTCTTGTTCAGATCGGTTACGGTGAGCGAGATGGACAGGCGCCGCGATGCATGAGCCTCGACGAGCCGCTGGGTACAGTCGTCGCCGGCGGTGTCAAGCATGCGCTGGTTTCGCCCTCTATCCAACGTTTCAACACAGGCGCGACCGGTGTTGCAATGGATGATCAGCTCCCGACGATTACGGCAAACAGCTACATCAAGCGTCCTGGCGGCGCGGCTCCCCTTGGCCTGCTGGCTCCGGTGCTAACCTACGCTCAGCAGGGTGGCGCTTGCCGCTCCGTGGACGGACAGTCGCATACCATCACAGCCAGCAAGAAAGATCAGAATTCTGTTCTGGTCGGCTATATGGCGCAGGCCAACAATGACAGCCGGCGCGTCGGTGGCGTCAATCCGGGCCGTCCGCTGGATGAAGCGTTGTCGACCGTGACGCAGACAGGAAGTCATCAGCAGCTGGTCTCCGCCTATATCGCGCGCGATTTCGGAACCTCGACAGGTCACAGCGTAACGGAGCCGTCCGCGACGATCATGCCGGAAGGGCAGGGCAAGAGCCGCCTCATCATGCCGTATCTGCAATCTTACTACGGAACTGGAGACGGTGCTCGCGAGGATGATGCCTGCCGCACGATCACGACGCGAGACCGCTTCGGTCATATCGAGGCAACGGTTGACGTTCCTCCCTTCACCGAAGCCCAGGCGGCTCGTGCGCGACAGGTTGCGGAATTCTTACGAGTGCACGGCGTTTGGGATGAGTGTGAATTTGTCACGATCGAAATCGACGGCGTCACGTTCGTCGTGGTCGACATTGGTATGCGCATGCTCTCGCCGCGCGAGCTGTTCAACGCTCAGGGCTTCCCACGTCACTATCAGATCGAGGGGTACTTTGATCGGTCGCAGGGCGATGTGCCGGTATGGGTGCCGTTCTCGAAGGAGGTGCAGGTTTCCTGCGTGGGTAATAGTGTTTGCCCGCCCGTAGCGAAGGCGCTGGTCGCTGCCAACTGCGGCCACCTTGCAGTCACGGCGGTGGCAGCATGACGATGCGCGAGCAGGAAATACGCGACCGCGAAAAGGCCAGCGTCACGCGGCTTGAAGACATCGTCGGACGCTGCAAGGGTGACAAGTGGCGTTTCGACACGGATGGCGACCAGACGCATATCATCGCGCGACGGTCGACGGGCGAAAGTGTCATCCTCGGCACGCTGTACGCGGACGCGCTGCCAGATGAAGTCGAGCTTCTGACCGGGGCACTGGAAAATACCGCTCTTTTCCTGAGGTTGCGCCAACGCGCCATCCTTGCCTTCAGAAGCGGCCAGAACGCCCCGCCGGATCAGCATCCCGCAACGCGCCTGCGGGACGGCGATTTTGCGGCGAATGCCGCCATCCTCTGCGCGGACCCATGGTTTCACCGCTTTCTTGAGCAGCGACAACACCCCGCCGAGGCGCGGGCCATCCACAACAAGGAACACGCCGACACGGTCCTGAAAAGCCTGATCGGCATCACCAGCAAGACACAACTCAATCGTGAGGAACGGGCGCAGGCGGCGTTTATCGATCTGCGCACGGACTTCGAATTATGGAAAGGGGGCCGGTCATGACGGGGATGTCGCCGGTTATCGAACACCTACAGGATTGCAGGACGGATGCGGAGCGGGCGCGGTGGCTGCTGAACATCCCGACATTCATCTTTTATCGCGAGCAGACGGCAATTTACCGCGCCCTTCGTCAGGCGGGCTTCGTTCGCGGTACGCAGCTCGTCGATCTTGAGATATCGGCGCTGGTGACAGTGCGGGATCGCTTCGGGCGACTGCCGTCCGACGTTCAGGACCTACTCAACGCGGCTCGCACCTTCATGGAGACGCTGGCGCGGAAAGGCGGTGTGAAATGAGCAACGCCCGGTTCTCAATCATACCCGCATGGATCGTCACTGATCCACGCCTCAAGGGCATCGATCTGAAGGTGTTGTGTCTCCTGGGTAGCTTCACCAACGCAGAGGGCTGGTGCCGCCGCAGCCAGGTGAAGATGGCGGATGAGCTAAACTGCGGCCGGTCGACGGTTCAGGGCTCGCTCAATCGGCTTTATGAGATTGGCGTGGTGGAGAAAAGGATCGTGGAAAGCCGCGACGGTCGCGACTCCGCACACTACTATCGCGTCATCCATGACAGGGACGTTTCGAGCGATGCGATTGCTGCATGGCAAGTCGCTGCTGCTGAGGAATATGATCCTAAATCAAACGACAATTCAGACGCACCCCCTGCCACTATATCGGCAGGGGGTGCCGCCTCTGGGATGGCACCCCCTGCCATCTCTGGACCGGCACCTATTAACGATACATCTCTAACGAACAATCTTAACGATGGAGAGAGAGCGCCTGCGCGCGGCAATTTGGGGGACGAGGAAGAAAATCCGAAAGCTATCGAGACAGCGTTCAAGCGGTTCTTTGTTACGTGGAAGACAGCTATCCATGACAGTGAACCTGATGCCCGCCGCGAGTGGGGCGCATTGTCGCCTGATGAGCGGGCAAGCGCCCTGGCTCATTCGGAAAGCTATCAGGTTGTCGCCCTTTCCACCGGTCGGAAGTATCTCTGCTCTGCCGCGAAATACCTGAAGGAGCGTCGCTGGGTGAAGCTAGCCGAACAGAGCGTGCGGTCACCTCAGGCGGAAGCGACGGAGATGGTCTCGGTGTTTTCCCGCGCGGGCCGCGCGCTCTTAATGACGAAGCTCTTTCAGCCGATCCGGGCGCTTTCACTCTCGCCCATTGAGCAACACATCGTCGATAACAAGCCCGAGAAAGCGGACCTGATCTGGCGCGAAAAGAAGGAAAAGCAGGGCTGGCCAGAGGCCGTCCAGCTTATCGAGCGGAAGCGCTTCACAGTACTGAACCGCATTGTCGATCTCAGCAAGGACTTTGAGCCTGTAGCGGTCAACGGACCCGTATGGGAAGAATGGAAGCGCGCCTATGCGGAGCGGTGCTGGCCTTGGCCGGTTGCTCCTGAACGTCTGGAGTTCGCTCAATTTCCGCCATTGCCTGCCGATGTGAATGATCTCGACGAGGCCGTGTCCATTGCAATCGAAAACTTCAAATCCAGACTGAACGAGGGACGGGACGATGATGCAGCATAAGTTTGATGATATCTCCCGCCACGTCTCTCTCAAGGGGATGCTGAAGCTGGACAAGATTGCTCAGGAGGCGGCGAGGATCGCTCATGAACGCGAATCGGCGTCGAAAGAGAGGGCGCACAGCGTGTCTGATTCGGCTTGGGTGATAGCGCGCGTCGAGTATGGACGCGAAAAGGCTGTTGAAATCGCCATGGTTGAAGCCGGTATTGAGGCGTGCGTGATCATGCGCATGGGGCCGGAAAGGAAGCGACATAGGCGCCGCATTCCCGCTGCAAAGACCCCAGTTTTCAACGGAATACTGTTTGTGTTCTGCCTCCCAGACAACCATGCACTCCGTGGAATATTGTCTTTCGATCACGTCAAAAGCATCGTCATGGGTCGCGATCACGCCGTTAAAATCAGTAATGAAACAATCAATGAGTTCAAGGAATTGGCGGAGGCTGGCGCCTATGATCATAGCCACCGGTCTGATGCCATTAGGAAGGGTGAAAAGGTCAGAATTACAAGTGGCCCGTTCGTTGGATTTGAGGTTGAAGTAGACGCGTTTGGTGAGTCCGGACATGGTGATGCGGTTGTCACCATCGTCATATTCGGGAAGCCGACCGTGTTCAACATGCCGCTTGCAATGCTTGAGAAAGTGTGAGTACAAATCTGCCCACGGTCGATGCGGTTCTTAGTGGCGGTTACGCTCGCGCCCGCACCCAGCTCTGACAGTCTCCCTTGTGAGACACCGATTCAGGGTCAGTGCTACAGCTATGCGATGAAGAAGGACAAGGCGGCCAGATGGTCGCCTTTTTGCATTGTAGGTATAGGCGTAAAATTGCCTACAAGTTACCAACCCGCCTCGCTCTGGGCGGATGCCTGTGAATGTCCGATGGTTTGAACCTAACGTTCAACGGTCGCCATCGCCATGGCAGGATTGAGCAGCCCTTGGGCAAGGCATCATCCCTACCTTCGAGGGAGGGTGGGCGGATGCCACCCCCCTGGGTCAAGGGACCGTACCGGGCTTTCTTCCCCTGCGGGCCGGGACGACCCCAAAAAGCCGCCAGTCAAACAGTTGAAAAAATTGGGTTAACGGGGTTAACGGCGTTAACGCATGGGTTAACGGACGGGTTAACGATGAGCGATGTGATGTGGTCCATCGCGCAGATTGCTGCGCGGGACGGTGTTTCAAAGGCTGCTGTCTCCAAGACAGTCAAGAAATTATCGGAAGATCGACCGGATACACCAATCAAGCGCGGAGGGCAGGGTCAGGTGCTCGCGGTATCGCTTGCGCACTACGACCATTACCGCCAGCGCTTCGTCAACCCTGCCAAGGCTTACGCGCCCTTGCGGTTGCCAGATGAGCCGTCAGGACCGCGCACTGATGCGGAATTGCCGGTGCGGAACGAGGATAGTTTCGAGGAAGCCAAACGGCAGAACGAATGGCTGAAGCTTGGCCGCGAGAAAATCCGCCATCAGGAAGATTGCGACGAACTGCTTCGCAAGGACAAGGTCATCGAGGGCGTGACCAAAGCCGGCGGTGAAATTCTGGCGATCATCAAACGGTTGCCGAACAGGGCCGACGCGCTGGCCTTGGCGGTTTCCAAGGAGGGTGTGCACGGTGTCCGATCCCTTCTTCGGCAGATCGCATTCGAGATGAGCAACGATATTGCCGACAAGTTGGAGCAGATTGCTGAAAAATCGCCTGAGAGCGACCCGTTAATTGAGGACGAAGACGCGTGACTGTTCATCCGGGTGGTATACGAGCGGTCTCATCCGCCCTTGCGCGTGCCATCAGGCTACAGCCCCCTGTCCCATTCGACAAATGGCTAGCGAAAAACATCGTGCTGGTCGATGGGCCGAAGAAGGGCGAACTCTGGTCTGCGGAAGACGCTCCTTACCTGGTCGAGATCGCGCAGTGTCTTAGTCAGGAGCATCCCTGCACGGAAGTCACGGTTCGTAAATCACAGCAGACCGGCGTTTCCATCCTCGCTCTTGCTTGGATGCTCTATATCGCCGAGAACTGCCCGGATAATTCGATTTACGGCGTGCCCGGTCTTGATGCCTTGCAGGATATCAACTCTGGTAAGCTTCAGCCTTTGATTGATGCGTGGCAGCGGCACACGAAAAAGCAGGTTATTCAGCCGACGACCAGCCGCTCTGGTGTCGGTTCGACCACTTACGAAAAGAAGTTTCCGGGCGGAACACTCTATCTCGCTAACGCCAACACCGTCATGGACCTTTCGGCCAAAACGACGCGCTTCGGCGTGAAAGACGAAGTGTCGAAATGGCAGGCTTTGCCGAATGGTGCCGACCCGGAGAATCTTTTCTTTGGACGTTTCACGGCGTTTCGTCGCCAGAAGACTTACAAAATTTTTGGCCTTTCAACGCCAGAGCTCGATAGTGGCCATACTCTTGGTGAAGGGCCGGGGCATTGCCGGATAGATCGTGATTTTCGCCGGTCGGATCAGCGGTGGTGGTATATCCGTTGCCCGGAGTGCGGAAAGGAACAGGTTCAGAGAGACGCATATCTCCTGATCGACAAGCTTCACTTGCATAAAACCGTCATGCAGTGCCAGCACTGTGAGCATCATATTTCGGAGATGGAGCGCGTTGTCGCTGTGCGCGAAGGTCGATACATCCCGACCTTTACTGGCCCAGACAGGCATCCCGGCTTTCATGTCGATGCCTTCATGTCGTTGATGATGTCGTATGGCGACATTGCTGAAGACAAACTCAAGTGTGAGGGCAAGGGCGAGGCCGGCGCGAAGGACTATAGCAACCTGATCTGCGGTTTACCGTATCAGATGAAGGGTAATGCTCCTGACCATAAGCGACTTATGGAGCGCCGGGAAAATTACCTTGCAGGCACAATCCCCGCCGGTGGATTGCTATTCGTCGCTGGCGCGGACGTCCAGTCTTACGGCATTTACTGCGAGGGCGTTGTCTTCGCAGAAGATCGGCAGAGCTGGAATGTTTTCGCTGAGTTCTTCGAGGGTGCGACCGATAATCCGCAAGCCGGTGCGTGGCTCTTACTCGAAGAATTCTGCGAGCAGGAGTTTCCGGATAGCCATGGTGTTTTGCGCAAGGTCGAAGCGTTGGCTGTCGACAGTGGGTATCGGCCTACTCAGGTGCTCGAATGGTGCCGGCGGCGTCCGAACGCGTATGCGATCAAAGGCATGCCAGGACGCGGCGTCGCTGCGATCAGCCCACCGGTGCGCAAATCGGTAAACAAGCGCGGCAAACGCAAGCGGCACGGCTCGGCTATGTCATGGCCGGTTGGCACATGGGCGCTGAAAGCGGAGTTCTACGGGAACCTTCACAAGACTGGTTTGCGTTCGGGCGAAGCGACAGATCCTCCAGGCTATTGCCATTTCCATATGGAACTGGGCGAGGAGTATTTTCAGCAGCTGACTGCGGAATACTTCAGCCAGAAGATGGTGAAGGGCAAACTGCACGAAGAGTGGATGCCCCGTCGCGAGCATAACCACTTCCTCGATTGCCGCATCTACGCGATGGCGATGGCCGAGCATCTCGGTATTTCTCGCCTGACGAAAAGCCAGTGGGCTGCGCTGCGCGCGAAACATGAACCGGCGACACCCGTCGATCTCCTGTCGCCGGAAAGCCAGCAAGTGGCAGAGAGGGTATCGCCGGAGGAAGCTCCGGTAGCGCCGTCTCCGCCAGTAAAGAAGCCAGCAGAAAACAGGTGGGCGAAAAGACGATGACGGAAAAGATGCGGGTGCGGGTTAAGGCTGGCAGTGTTTCTGTTCCTGCCGGAAATCCGTCCCAGCATCGGAGCCGGTCTGCATATCTTCGGGATACGCAGTCCGGCGTCATCAAGGCGCGTCCCGCGTCACTGCGGGAACATCGCGATGAAATCCGCCGGGTCTGGGTTCGCGCGGCCGGTCTCGCCATGGACATGCTGCAAAACTCTGGTCGGCTGCGCGGCGCCGCCGACCAGATCCTTGCTGATACCGTTGGTGTGGAGCTTCAGTTGAATCCTCGACCGGATCTCTCTCGGTTCGGTTATTCGGCGGCTGAAGCTGTCGAATGGACACGGGTCGTCAAAGCGCGGTGGAAAATCTATGCGTGGAACCCTCTGGAGTGCGATTTCCGCGGCAAGCTGACCAATCCGCAACAGACAGACGTTGGCCTAAGAAACTGGTTGGCATTCGGTGAGAGTGTTGGGGTTGTCTCCTATCTTCCGCAGCGGGAGAGATTGCCGGGAACCAGGACAGGGACGAAATTCCTTCTTCTGTCGCCGTCGCGGCTGGTGCAGGACACGAACGAGTTTGAAGGGCTCTATCAGGGTGTTGTCCATGATGCGTATGGACGGCCAACGCATTATCGCTTTGAGGAAAAGCGGGCGGGGATAACCCAAAAGGTCGACTTTGTTGCTCGCGATGCTGAAGGCCGCCAGCTGGTCATGCATGCCTTTGATCCATTCGGGGCAGATGACGTTCGCGGGCTATCACCGTTGGCGCCAACGTTTCGCAAGTATCTAATGGCGGAAAACACAGATGACGCTACGGCCCAGATCCGGTTTCTCCAGACGATCTATTCTGCGGTTCTGAAAAGTGACCGGCCGAGTGCCGAGGCTTTCGAAGCGCTGGAGAGCATGAAGGAAAGTGGCGCAGAAGGAGTTGATGAGATTGCGTCGGATTTTGTGCACTACTTCAAAGCTCAGCTGGATCGCGCTGCTGAATCGGAATTGAGGATTGGCGCCGGCGCCGGTGTTTCGCATCTTGCTCCCGGAGAAGACCTGGAGTTCAAGTCGATTACGGCCCCCGGGGCTGATTTCCCGGACTTCATGGCGTCGTTGCATCGCGAGACGGCAAGAGCGCTCGGTATATCCTACGGCGGGTACACGCTGGACTATACCAAAGCGACTTACGCCAGCACGAACATGGAAAACTCTGCGCTCTGGCCGATTGCACAGCGCCGGACTGACCGCATCGCGTCGCCGCACGTCCTTGTGCCTTACGCCAGTTGGCTTGATGAGCAGATCGGCGAAGGACTAATCGAGTTCAAGGGTGGCTACGAGGCTTTCAGTGCCAATCGCGACGCTGTCCTTTGGGCGGTCTGTCAAGGACCTTCAAAGCCTACCGCAGATGATCTGAAGCGTGCGAACGCGGCAAGTGAGCGCATCGCCAACGGTACCGGCATGCTGGAGCGTGAGTGTGCCGAGAACGGGGACGATCCGGAAGAAGTCTTCGAAAGCCGAGTTCTCTGGCATAATCGCTACATATCAGCCGGTCTGCCTTCACCTTTCGAACGGGGGTACGGCGGAAAACCATCATCGAGCGAAGACGAGCAGAAAGAAACGGTGACCGCATGACGACGATCATCATCGGCGGTTTGCCTGTCGATCCCGAGGATCCTTGCGCGATGTATGCGGCTCTAGCGGCCGCGAAAGCAAAGCGGCTTGCCGGGGAGCAGGTTGAGGAAAGTGAAATTCGCTCTCCCGTGATGCAGCAGCGCATCAAGGTCGCCTCGAGCAGCATCGCAGACATCGACAAGGAACTCGTTCGCCTGCAGGCGGCTTGCCAAGCCAAAACGACAGGTTGCCGTCCTGCACGGCGCTGGAATTTGAGATTTTGAAAGACCGGCGCCAATAAGTCGCCCTCTCAAAGGAAAATCATCATGGCCGTTCTCGTTAATGGCGAACTCGTCTTGTACGGGTTTGTTGGCGATAACTATTGGGACATGGGCTTTACAGCCCGTGAAGTCATAGAAGCTTTGGCGGAGGTTGGGCGGGAAGCCGATATCACCGTCCGGCTCAACTCAGGTGGTGGATATACCGACGACGGTGTCTCCATCTTTAACGCCCTGAAAACCCACAAGGGCAAAGTCACCGTTATTGTCGACGCGGTTGCCTTCTCCAGCGCATCTTTGATCGCCATGGCCGGTGAGGAACGCATCATGCGCAAGGGTGCAATGATGATGATCCACGATCCATCCGGCGGTGTCTGGGGCACCGCGCAGGATATGGAGAGTTACACCAAGTTTCTTCAAAAGCAGGCCGAAAGCATGGCCGGCATCTATGCCGACGTTACCGGCGAAGATGCTGATGACATTCGCGAGGAAATGAAAGCCGAGCTTTGGTTGACCGCCGAAGAGGCTGTCGAGCGTGGCTTCGCAACTTCCGTCGCCGATACAAAGAGTAAGGCCGTAGCAGCCCACGATTACCGCGTGTACTCGCAGGCGCCAGAACGGCTTGTTGCCATGGCAACCAAGAAAAACTGGTCTCACGATGAGGCCAGACCAAAGGCCATGGCGTCCGCCACGGCACCCAACCGTCAACCCGAAAAGGATCCTGAAATGACGGAAAAGCCCAAGGCGGACGATAAAGCCGCCGATATCGAAGCCGCCAAGGCTGAGGCCGGTAAAGTTGCTGTCGCGGCCTATCAGACGCGCCGCAAGAATGTGATGGCGCTGGAAGAAGCGAAGGGCCGTGAAGCACTTGCTGAAACCCTGATCGACACAGGCCTGACCGAAGACGCGATCAAGGGTGCACTCGCTGCGGCTCCGAAAGCCGTCGCTGCGCAGCCCGGTGGCAAGCCGCAGGCCTCCGCCTATGAGCAGCAGCGCGTAGCAGCTGCAAATCTCGCCCAGCCCGATGGCGGTAAATCGACCGACGCGGACACCCGTGCAGTCATGCGCGCATCGGTCGATCGTCTCAACAAGCGCCGGTAACAGGAGGTCGCTTCCATGGTTGTTCTTACGGAAAACCTGCGCCGCACGGCGCACTACATCGTCTCGGAGGCCAACGGCTTCCGGTCTCGCGAAACTGGCATTATCGCTTCAGGGAGCGGCAAAGTCGAACCTGGTGCTGTTCTGGGTCGCATTACCGCCTCCAAAAAGCTTGTGCCTATCGCACCTGCTGCCGCTGACGGCTCTCAAAACGCCGCCGCTATCCTGTTCGAGGGGTGCGATGCGGCCGCGGCGGATGTTCGCCGCACGATAACCGCACGCGACACCGAGGTACAGGCCGCCGTTCTGGTCTGGCCTGCCGGCACCACAGACGCCCAGAAAACCGCCGCGCTCGCCCAGCTTGCCGCGCTCGGCATCGCAGCCCGATAAGGAGGGGCGACCAATGGCACTTGTTGCAGATATTTTTGGCCAGAACGCATGGGGCGTTATCGAGGTACAGGAAGAGATCGTCGAGCGGGTCGATTTCAAGCCCCAGCTTCTCGGCAGCCTCAACCTCTTTTCCTCGATCTATTCACGCTCGCGCATGATTGGCATCGTCGATCGGAACGGGGCCATGACCCTGATCCCGACCTCGCCGAACGGTGCCCCTCCGGAAGAACTCATTCCTAAGGGCGCAAAGGTTCGAACAATGGAGGCAGTTCGCCTGGCAAAGGGATCGACCGTGTATGCGATCGAACTCGCCGGCGTTGCGGCCCTGCCGTTCGAAGACCAGACCAAGGAGGTGGTAGACGAAATCACCGACCGCACAGGCCAGATCAAGGATGATCTTGAACTGACGTGGGAACATATGCGTTTCGGCGCTATTCAGGGTAAGGTTCTCGATGCCGACGGTACAACGGTTCTTGTCGACTGGTACAATTTCTGGGGCATTGCCGAGCCTGCGGAGATCGACTTCGAGCTCGATGATCCCGCGACCGACGTTCGCAAAAAGTGCCGCGACGTCAAACGCGAGATGCAGAAAAACGCCAAAGGCGTCTGGACCCCGAACACCAAAGTCGGCTCGCTTGTCGGCGATACCTTCTTCGATTCTCTGGTCAACCACCCGAGCATCAAGGAAACGAAGCTCGGTACCGATCGTGCTCCGACCCTGGAGAATATTGAAGGTTATTCGTCGATCGAGATCGAGGGGATCGTCTTCATCAATTACCAGGGCACGGATGATGAAACCACGATCGCCGTTGGTACCGACAAGGCCCGGTTTTTCCCCATCGGTGCACGCGGCGCGTTTCAGGTTGGCTGGGCGCCCGCAAGCGAGTTCAAACCTTATTTGAACAAGCGCGGCCAGGAGTTCTATGGGCTCTTGCTTTCGGATGTCTCTGGCCGTGACGAATGGGACCGCATCGAGATTTACAGTTACCCGCTGTTTATATGCACGCGTCCCGAAATGCTACTGCGCGCGAAAGCCTTCTGATCGGAGGCCTTCCGCTCACTTTGAGGAGATCATGACATGCCGCAAAAAGTGGTTACAGAAGCCGGGTTCTATGCAGGCAAATTCCTGAAACCCGGTCAGTCTTACGATGGTGACGAGGGCGACGAGAGTTCTGTTGACCTCAACACGTTGACGAAGGACGAATTGATCGCCGAGGCGTCCCGCCTCGGCATTACCGTCTCTTCGAGCAGCACGAAGGCCGACATCGTCGCGGCCATTGCGGCTGGCAACCATGGTTGATTGGGAAGCCGCGCGGGCCTTCACGGAAGCCGCCTGCGCGGCAACCTTTGACACCAAGCCCTGCCGCCTCATTGCGAGGCGACCGGGCGCCACCGTCAATCATAAGGAAGAAGATGATCCGTCACGCGTGCCGTTCGATTGCATGGCGTCGATCGATCTTGAACCAACGAGCGACATCATCAGACGGTATCCTTCGTCTGATCCTCAATCCGGAAACGGACCTGTTTCCTATGACGCCGTCGTGACGGCCCATATTGGTGACTGGCCATGGCTACCCAAAATGGGTGATCAAATCCTGATCATCGGAAAACGGTGGCGCGTTGAAGCCGCCCGAAGGGACGGATCAAGCAGACCGGCATGGTTTGTCTCGGAGGTGAGAAATGCTGGCAGCTGAAGCAGTCAGATTGCTGACGGTGGAACTGTTGCGCCCCACAGGGATACCAGTGGGCGGCAACTTCCCGACGTTGGCAGGTCCTCGGGTTTATGACAGCCGCGGCGCGACGCTCACCGAGCTTGATCAAGAGCGCGATTACACGCCAGTCCTTGCTGTCTACACGCACGAGAGTGCGGTCGAAGCGGCTGGCCCCGCCTCTGGGTTCAACGACAGTGAAGCTTCCGTCGTTCTCCACGTCGTGGCCGAACTGGCTGTATCCACCAGCGATGGTGTCGGTTCCTCGCCATTCGTCGATGCGATGGCGGACACCGATGCAGAAGCGCGGCTTGTCCTTGCCGCATTGGTTGCGCAGGTCCGGCGCGTTCTGCAGTTCAGCGCTGCGGGTGTCGGGTGGCGTCGACTTGTGAAACAAGTTCTGCAGGTGGAAGAAAAAACACACGCCATTCCGGAATTCGGTCTCCGGTTTCAGCGGATTTTCTGCACCTTCAAGCTTGCCGTAAGCGACGATGACTTTGATATGTCGCGTCCAGGCCTGCCTGACCCGCTAGGTTCTGTCGCCGCCGATCTCCCTGAGGGGAGTTATGCAAAGGCGAAACTCGCGGAGCTCGCCTCTCATTTTGCCGCCGAAAACCCTGATCAGCTTCGCATCATCCGAGGTGTAGCATCCGGGCCCGGCGGCGTATCGCTTCCAATCGGTCAAGACGACCTGATCCCCTGATCGGAGATTATTCATGTGCAAGATTTACGTGGCCGCCGCAGGGCGCGCCATCCCTCGCGGCTGGCCCGATGAGGGGCGGCCGATTGATCCGCTGTCGCGCCAGCATCGTCGCATGATCGAGACCGGTGACCTGGTCGAAAAAGAAGTGGCGGCGGCGACGCCTGTCGAACCCGTAAAACCGACCAGGAAGGATTGATCCGATGGTGAACAACATTCCCGACAATATCGTCGCACCGCTGCTTGCCTTCGACATCGAGTCCGGCGGGCAGTTTTCCAGCGAATTGAACGAAATCCTTATCGGCTTTGGCACCGCCGGCGCAGCGCTCGGTGAAGGCCAGATCGCCATCTGCGGCACGGTCAATGAGGCTCGCCGCCTCGCTGGCCGTGGTTCGATGTTGGAAAGCATGTTCATCCGCGCCCGCAAGAATGCCCCGGCGCAGGTGATTTACCTTTGTCGTGTAGCAGATGCCGGCACTGCTGAAATCCGCACGATGACGGTCGGCGCCGTGCCTGCTTCCGGTGGTCAGGCTGTGGTGCAGATCGCTGGTGAGAGCGTGTCGATCGATATCGCGGCCGGGACTTCGGCAAACGATACCGCCGCCGCGCTGGCGACCGCGATCAACGCCTACTTCAATCCGCTCTCGAAAAAGAGCCTGCCTTTTACGGCGGTCGCGGCGGCGAACGTAGTCACCGTCACGGCGCGCCACAAAGGCGTTTATGCCGCTGGCCTTGATATCTTCATTCCAGTCCTGGAAGGCGGCAACGTTTTCACCGGCGCTAACCTGACGATGGCGACGACAACGCCGGGTGCTGGCAATCCAGACCTCTCAGCAATCCTCGCTGCAATGGGCGACGATCCTTTCGAAGCGATCGTTTCCGCCTTCAGTGACGCTGCCAGCGTGGCGTTGCTTGACGCTTTCGTCACGTCACGCTGGGGTTATGACCAACAGTTGTATGGTCATGCGTTCTATCCCTTCACGGGAACCGACAGCCAGATCACCGCAAAAGGTCTGGCGCTGGACAGCTGGCATCTTTCCCTCATCCCGATCTTGTCGGGTGGCGGAAACGGCACGCCCGATTACGAGCGGGTCAGCGCCGACGTGTCGAGGGTGTTGCCCATGTTGGGTTCAGGATCCGATGGTCGCGTCTCTGCAAACCAGTCTGGTCTGGTCGTCGTCGGCGTAATCGCTCCGCGCGACCGGAATTACTGGCCCGACTATCCGACGCGCAACGGTTGGCTGCAGAACGGCGTCTCGGCCTGGAAGGTGGATCGTAGCGGCGATGTTGTGATCGACAAGATCATCACACAGCAGCAGACGACGAACGGTGTTCCGGATACGGCACTTCGCGATATTCAGGCGGTCTACCAGTTGACCTATGCGCTCAAGTTCATTCGCTCGCAGCTGGCTTACGAGCACAGCAACAAGGCGATTGCCAATGACAACCCGGCAAACCTGCCGAGCATCGTGACCGTGCGGGATATCAAGTCGACGCTGGTGCATGCCTGCATCGACCTTTCCCGTCGCGGCGTGCTGGAATTCGGTAACGACATCGCTGGACAGATCACGGTTACTCGCAACCTCGATAATCCGAACCGGGTCGATATCGTCCTTCCGATGGACCGCGTGAACCCGCTCGACATCTTCGCCGGGCTTGCCCGCGTCTACGCCCAAATCTGAGGCGGTTTCCGCCTCTTCTTTCTTTGACCCCATCTGCGGAGAATATCGATGGCAGGAAACGATTTCGGCGGGCGGATGACCGTTCGCCTTGCGAGTAGCGCGCTTCTCGCTTTGCGCGGCAATTTCACGGTCTTGTCGGCGGGACAGTCAAACGAGACTGTCACCAATCAGGACGGATCGACGGATCGCGTGGGAACTCCTACGGCACCCCGTGCCGAGGTGACATTCAAGGATGCCAGCGATGTCGATTTCAACGCGCTGATGACTGCGGCGCGCCAGAACTTCACCATCCTGGAGGAGTTTACCGGCGTGACACATTATTTCTTCAACGCCTTCTTCAGCGGAGAGCCGAGTTCCAACCGTCTCAACGGCGAACTGTCTGGTCTTCAGATCGTCGGCGAAACCTATCGGCGGGGATAATGTATCGCTATGTCAGAGAAAATCGTTGAGCTCTCCCGGAAATATGAAGTTCCGGGTGTTGAGCCGTTTGACAAGGTGCGCCTCCGGGCGCCGACGTACCGTGAAATTTTCATCAACGGTATAGGTGAACCGCGAGAAGTCCACGTCGTTGCTGGTCAGCCGATGGTTGTGACGCACTATGAGGCCATCGACGGACATCTTCAGAACATCTGCCTGGCGCCTTCTTACGACTCCCTGGCGGTTCTGGAAGCTCACGACGCGGTAGAGGTCGCGAACGCCGTGTGCGATTTTTTTTCGCAGCGGCCGGAATTGCCGAAGTCGCCGACCTGATGGTGTTCCGTCTCGGATGGGACGCCATGCGTGTGCAGGACATGACGGCCGATGAAATCGCGCATTGGTGCAATCGTGCGATCAAATTTTCCGAACAAGCGCGGGGCCGGTCATGAGACTGGAAATGAACAGCAAGGATTTCGAGGAGCTGGAGCGCGCTTTCCGGCGGCTCCCCGGCGAAATCCGTACCAAGGCAATGCGACGGGCGATGACGCGTGTTGCCCAGACTGCACGGTCTCGCATCGTTGCCCGGCTCGGGCCACATACCCAGATGCCGCGCGACCTGGTGGCGGCGTTGACGACAGCGCATTTCAACGCCGGCGGAAACACCTCGAAGGTTGTTGCCGAGTCCGGCTGGATACCGCTTCAACGTCTCGGCGCCGTTCAGAACGCATCCGGCGTCTACGCGAAGCTTCGCGGCTCATACCGCCACGCCTTCATCGCCGCCATGAAAAGCGGCCATGTCGGCGCATTTCGCCGGGTGCCTGGTACACAGATGTCGTCTGCGACCGGCAAGCGCGAGCAGATCCGCGAATTGTTCGCCGCGAACCCGGCTCACGCCATCACGAACAATCCGGATGTTTATCTGGATGTCCTCGCGGGCGTGATCGAAGACTATTTCTTTCCGCGTGTCGTTCACGAGATCGAACGCCTCTTACCTCGATAGGTGCATTTATGGCCAATCGGAAAATCCGGGCGGAGCTTGAGATTGATGGCAAGGACAGTACCAGTCCTGCTTTCCGTTCTGTCGCGACCCGGATGGGCCAGATCGAGCGACAGATGTCGCGGTTCAACAAGACCGCTTCCGATTTCGACCGGAAGGTCGCGTCGATCAATAGGCATTCGGCTGGAATGCAGCGGGCCGCCGAGGGTTTTAATAAAGCTGGCACGATGCTGCGGACCGGTATCGCCGGCTACGGTGTGTATGAGGTTGGTCGCGCGATTGCAGGAACTGTCAAGGATTTTGCCGCGCTTGAGCGCCAGATGACCCGTATCGGCATCACGGCGGATGCGTCGGCGACCCAGACAAAGGAAGCGTTCGCACAGGCGCAGCAGATCGCAAAGGATCTGAATTACGACAGCGTTCAGCCCGCCATCGAGGCGATTGATACTCTGGTTGCCTCCGGCAAATCGCTGGATGAAGCCATGGCATTTCTGCCATCGGTGCTTGCCACTGCGCAGGCGACAGGTGCGGCAACGCAAGACATCGCAAATACCGGTCTCAAGGCTGCCGACGCCCTGAAGATCGAAACGAAGAACATGCAGCGCGCCTTCGACATTATGGTCATGGGCGGCAAGGCTGGCCAGTTCGAACTCAAGGACATGGCGCAATACATTCCCGGTCTCGCAAACAGCTTTGCGACGCTTGGTTACGAGGGTGAAGGTGGGTTGAAAAAACTCGTCGCCATCCTTCAGACGATTCGTGAGGATACCGGCGACGCCAGCAGCGCGGCGACGCAGGCGCAAAACATCTTCGGCAAAATGTATTCGGAAGAAACCGGGAAAAAGTTTGCCAAGTTCGGCATCGATTTGCGCAAGGAAATGGAAGCCGCCAAGAAGACAGGTGAGGATGCTGTCAGCGCATTCATCCGACTCTCGAACGAAGCGATCAAGGGCGACCTTTCCAAGCTGCCGCTGTTGTTCAGCGATCAGGAATTCCGCCTCGGGATGCAGTCCCTGATGACCAGCAGTGAGAGCTTGAAGCGGTTCATCGACACGATGAATTCCGCCGAAGTCAACGGCACGGTTTTCCGCGATGTGAACCGCATCTTCGGGGATACGCAGGCATCAATCGACAGGATGTCAAACAGTTGGGAGAAGCTCAAGACGTCGATGGGCGAAAGTGTAGCCCCAGCTGTCACGCCGCTCATGGATGGTGGAGTGAAGCAGCTAGACCGTTACAACGCCCGTCAGCGCGGGATGGAAAAGCGGGGCTGGGGCTGGTTCCGTCGCAACCTCGGTGTCATCTCCGCCACGGAGGAAATGGATCTCTCGTATGAAGGCGGGTACCGTGACGAGAAGTTTCTCGGCGAGTACTGGGCTTCCAGATATGGTGCCGGCAGAGACGATCCGCGTCGCCCTCGCGCTTCATCGGGTCGGCAGGGGCGGCCGGTTGTCATCGGGGATTTCCCGGGCGGCGGACATGGATATACCAACCGGACATTGCCTGCGGGCTCTGCACCCGTTCCTGCGCCTCGCCCGAGAGAGGTGCCAGTGGGACTTTCCGCGACCGGTGATTTGCAGCGCCAGTACATGGAGTACGGCCGAGGCCGCGCGGCAGGTCAGAAGATCTCTTCCGAGGTCGCGAATATGGATGTGTTTCGCGGAATTCGTGAAAAACTTGAGCAGTCGACCGAGATCGCAGGAACTCAAGCCGGAAAGTCGATCGCAGATGGTGGGCAGACGGCTGCGGCGGCTATCGAGAGCGGGTCGCAAAAGCTGCAAAGTGCTGGCGATAGCTTCCTGTCGGGCTTGACCAGCGCTGCACAAACGCTCCTTGACGCCGCGAACAAGCTGCAAAACGTCCGGGTCAATGCGACAGCTATCGGGGCGCAAGGCGGCAGGGCTCTCGCAAATGCTGATACCGGCAGGACTTTCCCGCCGGACATCTCGAAGCCAACAGGCGCACAGTAACGACATCAATTCGGAGACACGAAACATGAGAGACTGGGCATCAACGCTCCGGCCAGCCAGTTTTCGCGGTGTCCGCTTCTGGGTGGAGTTCGAGGATTTGTCAGGCGGCAAGCGTCTGGCGCGGCATGAATACGCTGGCGGCAGACGCACCCACATGGAGGAGATGGGGCTTAAAACACCATCATTCGGTGTTACGGCCTATCTCCTTGGCGATGCCAGCGATGCTTCAGCAGCGTCGCTGACGTCGGCCTGCTTGGCCGCTGGCCCCGGCAGGCTGGTTCTTCCGATCGATGCCGGGCAGTTGGCATACGTTGAGGATTTCCACCGGTCTCGCGAGCGGGACCGTCGCGGCTATGTCGCATTCGAATTCACGGCGGTACCGGCTTCAGGCGAGGTCCTGCCGTCACTCAGCCTCGCTGATGTCGATACAACATTTCTCGCTGCATTGCCGGCGGCTGCTTCTGCATTCGGAAGGTTGTTCTGATGGCTGCTGACAAACGGGCAATATGCGACTGGCTCGGAAGCCTCGCGACGACCATCGTTGTTGATGATCTCGACACCGAAAATATTGCTGCGCGCCTCGATGCCGCTCCGGCACTTTCCGCCACAGAATTTGCAATGGAAAGCCTGTCAATTATGCGGGTCATTGCCGAGAGTGTTTTATCGGCCTCCGAGTTCGATACACTCCGCTCTGGGCAATTTGAGGATGCGGAGACCGCAGACGCGGCCTCGGTTTTGCTTGCAGCAGGACTTGCGATCGCAGGTGGACGCGCAGACTGGATTTCCAGGCCACAGGCGCGCGCTGGCCGCGACCGGATCGCCGCCGCTGGTGACGCTGCCCTGACAGTAGTTTCTGCCATGGGTTCAGATGGCGTTGATCTTTATGTCTGGCTCTCTGCCCTGACGAATATCGCGGTTCGCCTGGTGTCGGATCAGGCGGCAGACGCGGTCCCTGTGGTTCGGGTCGAGACAGGCATTTCGCTGCCTTCGACGTTTCTGGCTTACCAGCTTTACGGTGATGCCGGCAGGGCCGAAAGCCTTGTCGAAATTGCTGGTATATCCACGCCGATGCTCATGCCATCTGCCTTCAATGCTCTGGAAAAGTGATGCAGAAAAATTCGACAGGACCATTCGAGACGGTCGTTTGCGATGGGCTGCCGCCGATCATCCGCATCAATATAAGAGTATCGGCAGAAGAGGCTACGCGCAGCGCAAATGCCGATTTCGTCATCGCGGGATCCGGCGTGCCTGTCGTGCCGGGGAAGCCGACTAAGATCACAGCGAGCGGCGATCTGTTGCTCACTGGCTATGTGCGGGACGTCGACACCGGATACGATGAGGAAAGCCGGTCGCTTTCCTGCGGTATAGTCTCTCGTACGGTCGATTTTGTCGAATGCTCGGCCGAACATCCAAGCGGGGAAATTCTCGATAAGAGCCTCGATGATATTGCGAGGGAACTGGACAGTCACGGAATTGGCATTGAGACGGACGGCAGCGAATTGCCGAAGGAAGCTCGCCATAAACTGATGGTCGGAGAAAGCGCTTTCTCAAGTGTTGAGCGCCGGTCGCGGGGCCGCGGTGTTCTGATCCACGACACGCCCGAAGGTCGGGTCAAGCTGGCGACAAAACCTGCTGGAAAACATGCCGGCAGGTTGAAGCGTGGCGTTAACATCCTGCCGGGATCCAGTGCCAGCTTTACGGAAAAAGGCCGGTACAGCGACATCAAAGTTCGTGGGCAGGCCACGGAAGGCAGCGACAAGCAGCAGTTTCGCGGCCAATCGTCGGCAAGAGATAATGGCCTTAGCCGTAAGCGAACGCTGATTTTGCGGCATGAAGGTGAAGCGTCAACGGGACGGATGAAGAAGCGCGCCGCATGGCACGCCAGGCGGGCGGCGGGAAACGGCACGACTGCGAGCATCGTCGTCAGTGGCTGGCGGGATGAGGCCGGCAAGCTCTGGCAGCCAAACTATCTTGTCTATGTCGATGATGACTGGCTCGGCCTCGATGGCTGGATGGTCATCAAAGATATCGATTTCGAACAGGGCGATATGACGAAAGCGACGCTCTCGGTCGCGGATCCTCGCTCACTCGGTGGCGAAAACCCGCGCGGCAAGACGACATCCGGCTATTCCGCTGCGGCGGTCGATGAAGGGGACTTTGAGGACGAATGAGCGGCTTCATACGTTTCGACTTCGATGGCCGCCTTGAAGAGAAGGCTGGTCAGCAGTTTGTCTCCGGGCGAGGCATGTTCAATGATGGGTATACCCGTATCCATCGTCCGGAACCCCACGGCTTTGCTTCTTCGCCGCCTTCCGGCTCGAAAGGTCTTTTACTGCCATCGCCGGGTAATCCGGATTTTGCGGTTGTCCTCGGGCTTGAACATCCGGGCCACCGGCCGTCAGACCTTCCGGGTGGCGGCTCCGCGCTTTACGATGCCGGCGGCAATATCATCAAGGTAGTCATGGGCGATGGCATCGTTGTTGATGTGGCGGGGAGCGCTTTCCAAATCCGCAAGGGTGGGGTGACATTCACGGTTTCGGCCGATGGCGTCGACATCGAGGGCGGGACGGTCCGCCATAATGGCAAGGACATCGGCGATGCCCATCGCCATACCGGCGTCGTTCCGGGATCCGGTCAAACGGGTGTGCCCGCTTAGGAAAAACTCAAATGCTTCGCATCATACCTCTCGATGAGGCGGACGAAATCTATCGTTCGCCCGATCTCGGCTGGGATGGCCTCCTGGGCGACCTGCTGCTGAACAGTCTCACCCATCCAACGGCGCCCGGAGATTTTCGGGCGGAGCAGGGTCTAGCGACGCAAGTGCTGATCCTGCTGATGAGCGACCGTCGCGTAGAGGACAGCGAGTTGCGAGACGGTGAGCAAAACCGGGGCTGGCTCGGAGACAGCTTTGACCGTCTCGATGGTGAGGACGTCCTGGGGTCTCGCCTTTGGCTGCTGAGGCGGCGCTCAATCTATGACGGCATCGAAGTTGATGCCGAGGACTATGCCCGCGAAGCCCTGCAACCGCTCATTACGCAGGGCTCAGTAGCCCGTGTCGACGCAACTGCCACCGCCAAGCGTGCGGAAAATCGTCTCGATCTCGAAATCGCGATGTACGGGCGCGACGGCGAGACCATGTTCAATCAGAAATTCGGACTGTTATGGAGACAGATAGATGGCGTGGAATATCCGCTCGCTGGATGATGCCTCGGCTGCTGTGCGTGGCGCGTTCCGGCGATATATGCCCGGCACGGATACCGCCCTCAAAAACAGTTTCGTGACGATCGTCGTCAAGGTTCTGGCGGCGATCTCCTATGAGTTCGAATTGCGTATGGGCTGGTTTTCGAAACAGATCCTTCTGTCGACATCGACGAGCCTTGCGTGGATCAAGTTGCACGCCGCCGAAGTCGGCATTTACCAGCGTCCGGCTGCCGCTGCGCGCGGGGAAATCATCGGTATCGGCCAAGCCACGACGACGTATCCTTCCGGTATCCGCTTCGTCTCCGGAAATGTGACCTATGTTTCCACTTTACCGGCCACCTCCGGGGCGGACGGTTCCCTGGTCGTTCCTGTCGCCGCAGAGGTGAAAGGCTCTGTCGGTAACCGTGCAAGCGCCGGTCTGCTGTCGCTTGCTGACCCCGGACTTTTTCCGACGCTTGGCACCAGCTGGCTGGTCGACAATGACGGACTAGGTGGAGGAGCCGACGCCGAGGATGCGGATAGCCTGAAAGAGAGGGGCTTGCAGCGGAAGCGCAATCCTCCTGGCGGCGGCACGTTGGCGGATTATGAGCGCATCGTGATGGGTGTCTCCGGTGTCCTGAAGGCGTGGGCTTTTCGTGTCCCTGGCTCGCCCGGTGGAATTGTCGTCCATTTCCTGTTTAGCGGCAGGGAAGACAATATTCCGCTGCCCTCCGATGTCGAGGCGGTGCAGGCTGTCATCGATCAACAGAGGCTTATCCGTGTTGATGACAGTGTCGCCACGGCGCCCGTATCGCGCCCGGTCGACGTGACCGTCACGGGGCTTTCCGGAGATACGGCTGAAATACGTGCGGCGATCAAGAATGGCATCACCGCGATGTATCTATCGAGGTGCCGGCCGGGCCTGATCGGCGACAGCTTTACCGTATCGCGCAGTTGGTATTCGGAAGTGATTTCCGGGGTAACCGGTGAGGACCGTCACATCCTTGCGGAGCCTTCTGGCGATATCGTTCTGACCGGCGGGCAGTTTCCTGTAAACGGGGAGTTCGACTTTGGCTCGTGATTCCGGCTTCAATACTCGCACAACAGAGCCGAGCGACGGCGCGCCATCTGGTGGCGTCCCCAGCGCATGGGACAATCTTTCTGCACCCACGAACGATGATCTTATTGGTGGCGCGGTGTCGTTCTGGCCACCCGGGGCTGCATTCGGAACGCCGGACGGGCAGGCGCTATCCCTGACCAGCAGACTCGCACTGTTTACACGGGTCCTCATTTCGCCTTGGGAATGGCTCTACGCCAGGGCCTTCAAGCTCACGAGCGAAAGCACGGTCTACGGCGTGGATGAAATGCTTTCGGACTGGGAGCTAGAGTACGGCCTTCCGGACGCTTGCGGCGTCGATGACGAGAGTATCGCCGGTAGGATAAGGGCTCTGGAGGCGAAGTTGATGGCTGCCGCCATCATCACGCCGTCAGACTTTATCCGGCTGGCCGCGGCGTTCGGTTTCACCATCATCATCGAAGAACCGGCCGTTTTCGAGTGCGGATTTTCGGAGTGCGGCGGCGAACACACGGTCGGCGATTCAAGGCAGGAAGTTTACTGGCTTGTGACTGTTACCGACCTCGCTGTCGACTATTTCCGGTGTGGTGAAAGCGAATGCGGGTTCGACCCGCTCTTTTCTTACGGGGAGGCAGAGCGACTGCTTTGCCTTCTGCGTCAACATTCGCCCGCTTGGGCAATTCCTGTTTTGGCAACCTGAACGGAACCCATCACCATGAAATATTACGCTCCATACGGATCTACTGATCCGGATGCATCATACGTCGACAAGGATATACCCGGTGCTGTTCGCGGCTCCGCGGTTCCTGCCAAGGCTATCGAAAAACCGCAGCGTGAAATTGTGGACTTCCTGGTTAAGTCCGGTCTCGCGCCTGCTGAGGGACTTCAGTTGTCCCAGGCCGTTCAGGCTGGCAAAGTGAACTTTGCTGCCACTGCAGGGACTGGCAACGCGATTGTCGCAACCCTTGCCCCTGCTCCGGACAGTCTGTTCCTTGGACTGATCGTCAGGATCAAGATTGCGACCATCAATACCGGCCCCGCCACCATCAATCTCAATGGATTTGGAGTGAAGCCGATAAAGACGGCGTCCGGTGACGATATAGTGGCTGGCGACCTTAAGGTGAATTCTATCATCGAATTTGCCTACGACGGCGCCAACTGGCGGATGCTCGCGACAAGCCCTCAAAGCATCGCAACCCGTGCGCTTGCGAGCGGTACTTACAGCCTTGCTGCCGGTGCGATCCCAAATTCGATTGTTAACCTCACGACTCTCGCAACAGTGCTGTTGGAGGATTTCGACAACTCAGGCTCGTTGTCTGGCGGGATATTTACAGTGCCGTACGATGGTGTGGCTCACATGTCGATCTCTCTCTATCAACCCGCTGCTTTAGTTTCCGCTGCGGGATTGGGTGTTTTGAAGAACAGCGTGTTGGTCGACAGCGTGCTGGATAACTCTAACGCTGCGTTGGATCGTACAATTCGCATAATCTACAATCGCCTGTTCAGTGTTTCCAGGGGCGATCAGCTTCAATTTGGGGTCGCCTGTCGCAATGCAGCCGGAACGGGGAATTCTCCTCCAATAACCGGCACGGCTACAATTATGATAATCTAGGAGATGGAAAACATGACCATTGAGCGCATTCCTCTTTCCATTTCGGATGTCGAGGCTGTAGGTCGACTGGTGTCGTACGGGATGGCAGATGCCTACTATGATGGGACATATCTCGTCGTAGCCAACGCCGATTTGGTGGAGAAAATAAATGCTCTGATTTCTCAGGAGGAGTGGAGAAGTCAGGATCTGGTGACGATCAAGGCCGGATATAAGGCTGCAATTGACGAGGCGGCCGAATTGACGAGGCTGCAGTACATTACGCCCGGTGTAGGGCAGGCTCTCACGTACATGCAAAAGGCGGATGAGGCTCGGCGGTATCTTTCAGCGTCCAACCCCGTCGACAGCGACTACCCGCTGTTGGCGGCTGAAGTGGGCATCACCGCTGAAAATATTGTCCGCGTTGCTGCGGTGGTAGCTGCGGCCTACAGCCAATGGCTAAAGATTGGTGCGGCAATCGAGGCTGTGCGCCTAGATGGGAAGGCTGCAATTGACGCAGCAGGATCAGAAAATGACGCAAAAGCTGCCTTCGATGCAGTGGCTTGGCCAGAGGCCAAAGTCGCCGGTCAAGCGGAGTAGCCACTATCTGTCTGCCGTTTTGACGCTATTGATAAAGGCAGCGGAGCGTGCCACGAGAGCGCATGACTTCAACAACACAATACAGACCAGACATTGACGGGCTTCGGGCTTTTGCGATCGTTTCCGTTATGGTGTTCCACGCATTTCCCACCGTGCTGCCTGGCGGGTTTGTTGGCGTCGATGTTTTTTTCGTCATATCTGGATACCTGATCACCAAAATCATCTGTAGGGGAACTGACAACGGTAGTTTTTCTCTTTTACAGTTCTACCTACGGCGAGTGCGCAGAATATTCCCAGCACTAATCGTGGTTCTCGCTGCCATGTCGATTATGGCGTTGTACGTTATGGGGCCGTCCGAACTTCATTCGTTTGCAGCCACCGTTGCCGGATCTGCAGCATTTGTCTCAAATCTCGTGCTCTGGTCGCAGTCCGGGTATTTTGATACGGCAGCGACCACAAAACCACTTTTGCATTTATGGTCGTTGGGAGTTGAGGAGCAGTTTTATATCGTCTGGCCGTTGGTGATTATGATCGCGCCGCAACGCGCTCGAGTGTATGTTTTTCTTCTGCTGTTCGTCGGGAGCTTTGTCGCCTGCCAAGTGATGACGCACCATGATCCGGTGGCTGCGTTTTACTCTCCGTTCAGTCGAGCGTGGGAACTTGCTGCTGGCGGACTTGTCTACTGTGTGTCGGGGCGCCTCCGGCCCTTCACTAAAAGATACCCGGTAGCTAGAGAGGTCGCATTCACGATTGGTTGCCTGTTATTTGTTTTAGCCCTCGTCATAACATCTGAGGCAAATCCCTTTCCGGGATGGCAGGCTCTTATTCCGGTAGTTGGTGCCGCAATAATCGTAGCCTTCGGCGGACAATCGCGCATAGCTGGACTGATTCTTGGCAATTCTGTTGGTGTAAAGATAGGGCGAATTTCTTACCCTCTCTATCTCTGGCATTGGCCACTACTCGTAATCGGCCGCCAGTTGGGTTACCACTCTGCCACAGCGACTGGTGTTATTGTTGTCCTAACGATTTTGCTTTCTATTGGCACCTACAGGCTGATCGAGTTACCCATCCAGCGTCAACCTGTTGGGTCGCTTCAATTTTTCTCGCTGGTCGTCCCTCTCGGATCGATTGGTTTGTACGGATTTGTGGCAACTTCAATCGACCCCCGTGCTTTGATTTACCCGACAGATATTCGTGCGGCGGCACAGTATTCCACATACGAGGCTGGAGCTGGGGCAAGAGTGGGGTCCTGTTGGGTTGAACACAACACGTTGGTGTTTTCCCCGGAGTGTTATTTCCACGAGGCTGGCGGCAAACCCCGAGTGGCAATCTGGGGTGACTCTCATGCTGCCCGGCTGTACCCCGGTATTTTGAGAGTTTTGGGCGATAAGGTTGAGGTGGCACAGTTTACGAAAGATGGATGCAGCCCGGCTGACGGAGGAAAAACAGGCTGTGGTTCGACAAACCGTTTGGTCATGGATTATCTTTTGAAGAACGCCGTGGACACAATCGTTATCTTCGCAAACTGGTCCGATCATGTGCATTCGAATTCTTTTCGATCAGATCTCGAACTAATCCTGTCGAGGCTCCGGTCGAATGGAAAACGCGTGGTAATGATTGGTCCATACCCAAATTTCCCGACATCTCTTCCTGACATGGTCGTGAAACAATGGCTCGCAGGGGAAATATCCGGAGTGCCTGATAGAATTCCAGGCGCGCCAATGCCTAATACTAAAATGGCTGAAACAGCAGTCTCGAATGTGTCCTCGTCGCAAAAAACGATGTTCGTCTCATTGATATCCTATCTATGCGACGAGAACGGCTGCCTTTCCAATTTACCATCGGGAGGAACTCAGCTCATTGTGTGGGACTACGGTCACTTGACATTGGCTGGAGCGACAATGGTTGCAGAGCACATCTACCCATTAATGGGCCTCGAAAAACGCCAGTAACCTACGTCATAGCCTAATATTGGCGGTCCAAGTATTCCTCTTCCGTCTCCTGATCCTGACGGTAGGCCCATTTGCCCTCATCCCAGCGCCGGTAAACCTGACCAAATCCGCTCGAATAGCTTCCGTCGATCAGCTTGACGCGTAGGAGCGGATTATACGCGTGCCACAGCCCGTTCTTTTTCTCATCAGTCATCGCCAATCCTCAACCAGTCGTTTTCTTGGTTGAGATTACTCTTAAGAGGTTTCCTATGTCCATTCCCCTGGGAGACTGTCTGACGCCTGAGGACTTCAACGCAATTGGCGATTGTATCGCCTGGGGCCAAGGGACTGACAACACTGCGGCGTTTCAGGCAGCGATAGATACTGGTCGGCGCATCAGCTTGCACCATTCGACCAAAACGTACCGCATCGGCGGTGTCCTGAGAATTCCGGATTACCAGCAGATATTGGGTGGCGGGTTCAGCTCTGGCGCTCCTATGGGTGTTGAGCCCGGATGTGCCAGACTGGTATTCGATGGGGGTGGTGACGCCTGTTTCGTAAACAAAAACCCCACAGACAAGCTGAGGTGCGTAGGTATCTCAGGCCTCAACATCCTTTGCTCCGATGACTACGAGGCGGTCATGGATTTTCGAACCGCCGAAAATCTCCACCTCCGGGATTTGATGATCGAGGTCGTCGGGGACAACACGACCGGGATAGTCACGAAGAAAGCAGAGCCGGCGGAAGACAGCTGGATGAATGAGGCAAAGACCGTCATTATCAGGCTTCCCGACACGTCTAACAAATGGGCGTTTGACGTGGACTGGTCGGACAGCCTGGTGGACGGGTGTCATTTCACCGGCGGAAAATGCGCCATAGATCGCGGCTGGGGCGTTCGATGGACAGGCAACCAATTCGAGCGGTCCAAAATGCACGGGCTGCATATTTACAAAACGACCGCTCGCAAGAACTCGCTCGTCATTGGTAATTCCTTCGATGCGAATACCTATTGCGGAATATGCATCGATGCGACCAACGATCCCATCGCGAGTGACCACAGATTTGGCATTTCTATAACTGGTAACAACTTTCGCACCGAAAACCCCAATGGCGGCGCGCCGGGCGCTGCCTCCATCTATCTGTCTAACAATGGTTCGGCACAGTACCACCCCGGTAAGATTTCAGGAAACTCCGAACTGAACAGCGACGCCGTTCATCTCTATCTGATCAACGGTAACTGGGTCACCCCGACCACTTTCTAGCCGTAACTCGGCAGGCATTATCCCCAAATAGGAGAACATCTATGGCGACTGTACGCGAGGTACAGCAGCGCTTGATTTCGCTCGGCTATGATGTCGGGCCATCCGGCGCTGATGGCATTCCCGGCCGCAGCACAACAAAGGCTGTCACCCATTTTCAGGAGGATAAGAAACTCTCTATCCTCTATCCTGGCACGATTGGCCCGAAGACGCTCGTTGCGCTCGGTCTGAACGACAATAAGCCCATGGTTCCGCCGTGGGTGACGGAAGCGCGCCGCTTCCTCGGCCTGCACGAGGTGAAGAACGCCAAGGCGCTGGATAAAGCCCTCCGTCTCGACGCAAGTGAAATCGCGTGGTGCGGTGCATTCGTCGGCGTGGTTATCGCCACAGCGCTGCCGAAAGAACCGATGCCGGCGAACCCGCTCGGCTCTCGAAACTGGCTGAAATTCGGCAAACCGCTGAATGACCCTCAGATCGGAGCCATCGCCGTCTTCTGGCGTGGCTCAAAGGACGGCTGGCAAGGTCACGTCGGCATTGTTGTCGGCCACGACAAGACCCACCTGCATATCCTCGGCGGCAATCAGTCCGATTCCGTCAGTGTCGCACGCATCGCGAAAACCCGGCTTCTCGGCTACCGTTGGGCCGTGACCTATCAGGATGCGCCCTACGTCGCCCTGCCAATGACCACGATTTCGGCCAGCGTCACGACAAACGAGGCATGACATGGCGGCTATCTCAAAGAAGCTTCGAAGCCTTGAAGGTGGACGCCTTATGTTCTGGTGCCCCGGATGTGACGGTGCGCATCAAGTCGGCGTGGGTGAAGGGGTGGGGCCGCGTTGGGGATATAACGGCAACCCAGTCGCACCCACGTTCACGCCGTCCGTTCTGGTGACCTACAACGGGCCGGACGCCGACATCGATGGCGCGCCTCCAGCGGTTTGCCACTCCTTCGTCACCGATGGCCGAATTCAATTCCTTTCTGATTGCACCCATGCGCTTGCGGGGCAAACGGTAGACATTCCAGACTTTGACAACTGAACCTCTCTATAAAGGAAACGATTATGAAACGCTTCGCGATTATCGCACTGGCGGCGCTTTCGCTTGCCTCGTGCTCCGCCACCACCGGATCGATCGATACGGCGATCCAGAAGAATTTGCCGCAGATTTGCACGGCGGCTGCGACGGCGCACAGCGCCTTCGTCATAGTCGCCAGTGCCGGCGCCATCAAACAGTCGACCGTGGCCAAGGAAGCTGCGGCGTGGGCAGCACTCGATGTGGTCTGCAAGGATCCTTCGTCATTCACTGCGGCAACCGCACTTGTGAAGGCGGCTGAGGCATACACGGTCATCACGCTCGCACTGCGCGATGCGAAGCGGGCGGAGGGTTAAGCCGATGCGGGTTGTTCATGTTCTTGCCTTCGCCGTCGCCATTTTCTCAATCGGCGCGTTCATCCTTTGGCCGGCCTTTGCCCAGGAGGCGGAACCGGTAATAGCGCCATCCTCTATCTGGTACGATCTCTGGACCGTCGTGCAGCCCGTTGTTGTACTCCTTGTGTCGACTGTCGGCCCGGTACTGGTGACTTGGATCGGTGCCAGACTTATCGCCCTGTTGAAAATCTCTGACGAAAAACAGCGCGTCGAGATTGAGGCGCGGTTGCGAGCAGCGTTGCATGAATCGGCGCTGAACGCTCTGAAGTACGCCATCACGAAAACCGGGCTGCCCTTGAAAACGGATGCCGTCTCCGGGGCAGTGCTGGGAATTGCGGCGGATTACGTCATGCAAAAAAATCCGGATGCGGTTGCAAAACTCGGCGTCGGGCCAAGCGCCTTGCAGGAAATCATACTGTCGAAAGTTCCGGATCTGGCGAAGGCGGTCAACTGACCGCCTCTGTCCACTATTGTTCACGAGGAGCAAGGGAATGGAACTGTCGAACGAGATCGGGGGCTGGTTTCTGCAGCACGGACCCTTTGGCGGTTTCTCCCTGCTCATGGTGATTTTCTACATCTATGAGCGGATCGGCCGGGCCAAGGATCGCGAGGCGCATGATGCCCGCATCAAGGAACTCCAGGACGATCATATCGAGACGCTAAAGACACTCGCACCGCTCGTCCAGAAATTCACCGACACCATGGATACGGTACTGCCGGTCATGGTGTCGAACGGAAACAGGAGGGGCGAATGAGGCTGCTTTCCTGGTGGCGCTTGCCGAAGGTCCAGACCTTACCAGATCCGGAAATAGAAAAAGAGAAACGCGACCGTAAAGCCGATCTGGCGCAGGCGGTTGTTACATTCGAGCGCCGGCGCGATCGCGTCCAGCGCATCGCGGAGGAAACAGTGGTCAGCATGCAGAAAGGCAGCCGGCGATGAAACGACTTAAAACGAGTGTGGCAGCATGGTCTGCCCTGATTGCCGTGATGCTATTCTGGATCGCCAACGCATTTGTAGCAGGCGACTACATGACCGAAGTTTCTTCAGGCCTCGTTCTCGGGGTTGCGTTCGCTGTTCTGGTTCGCTGGTTCCGCGATGCTGCGCAAGCAATGCGGTATGGCCGCGCCGGCGCCGACTTCCTGATTGTTGCCGTGTTTTCGATCGTCGGCATCATCTTCTTCCAGCGGGTGTGGGTGATGTTGCTTCGATACCACGAGCGCCCGGATTGGATGGTCAACTCTCCGATCAGCGCTTTTGTAGCATGGATGATGGCGTGGTCCTGTACCCTGGCGCTTGTCGCGCCAGACATTGACAACGGCCACATTCCACCGCGGAGCCGTATTCTGATTGGCTTCGCGCTTTTTGTGGCCGGTATGGTCTCCGGCGGCAGCATCATGCTGGCGCTGAAACCCTGATCTTTTTCAATCGAAAGCTTGCAGAGGGCAAAATGACTAACACGTTTCGCGTGGCCGGCGCCACGAATTACCAGCTCGTTGCCGACGGCGCGAACTATGGGCGCGTAGGCATACAGGTAGTCACGGTCTATCCTGTTTCCATTTTCATCGGCACGGCTGCACCTGCCAACGACACAGAAGACTTTGTTTCGATGACACCTGATGGGACGCGCGAAATCGTCGTCAATCTGGCGGCTGCGGATAAGATATATGTTCGGACCGGCAAAGTGACTGACGTGGCCGTTCGGGGTTTTCGGGAGACGCGGACATGAGCGGGTTTTCCCTTGGCTTAGGGGTTCACCTTGGCAAGGCCGATGATTTATCGTTGACAGCAAACGCCTTTGGACCTGCCAAAGCAAAGCTCGAAGCGGGCGAGAATGTAAACATTCTCGCCAACACCGACAGCACCGGCTATTCCGAATACGGGCCTTACTACAAATTCGCGGTGGCTCTTGGTGACCTTTATAATTGCACGGTCATCATGCATCGCTGGGCAGAATGGGGCGGCGCCTCTCCCAACGGGCCCAAGGAATACGCAGCGCCGGTCGTTCTTCGAATCGGAACGTCTCAAACAATCGATTTCTGGCTTGCCGCTCTGCCTGCTCAAGTCGCCGGCTGCATGTTCGAGGCATCGCGAAAGCCGAATGCTATTGATGCCATCCCGAAACCAGACGTGGCGATCACCCACCATGGCCACAACATGTCCACGTTCGAAACGCCGAATAATGAGCTTGCCTATGGCCGAGGGCTGTTTTGGTCGATTATCGGCCTCATTAGCTGGCAGTGGAAGGGTGTCCCGCAGGTTCTCACCACTCAGAACCCGTGGAGAGATAACACGGGCTACAACAAGGTCTACGACGCGATCACCGGCGTTGCCGCTGCCTTTCCATCTTTGACTCTCGTCGACAGCCACAAGCTTTTCCTGGACGCCGGAAAGTCCGCCACTCTGTATCGGACTGGAGAGGCTACTCCGGTCGTCCACCCGTCTGACAGCCAATCCAATTCCATGGGTGCCCAGCTGGTCGCTGATGCGCTCATGGCGCAATTCAAGAATGCCCGCAAGGCGGCGTTTGAGACCGTGAGCTGGATGGAACTGCCGATCGGCACCAATCTATTTGTGAACGGTGACCTTTCGAACTGGACTGGCACCGTGCCGGTGAATTTCACGAACGTCGCCGGCAACGTGACCGCCAAGGATACGGACCCTGCGAATATATTCCTCGGCTCCGGCGCTGCATGGTCTGCGAAGCTGGCGCCGTCTGCCTCAAACGGGCAGTTCTCCAAAATCCAGAACAGCTTCGACGCAACGGAGCGAGCATCAATGGCCGGGAGGAACATCACGGCAATCATGCTTTTGAAAGCGAACCCTGTACAACGCACGCCCTACAACAGCCTGGTCACCATGTCCGGAGGAGCGGTAAGAACCTTCGCAGGCGGCGGTTTGATGTGGGGCGCGCCACAGGCGGGCGGATGGATGCCTATCGTCCACGCGGGTGTGCCATGTGACGCAGTCAACAACGATGCAAACTCTTCTTATGGTGTTGCTCCAGGCTTCGGCGCGACCGCCCCAGCGACAGTCAATCCCGCTTGGCTCCAGCGGTGCGTCATCATTGAAGGGCTTGTTCCTCGCCTTGGGCTGGTGCGGCCGGCCGTGTAACATTCGAAAAGCCGTCCGGTTTACGCCGGACGGCTTTTTTGCGTTTTGGTTGTCATTCGCTCCGCCAGAACTTTTGTTCTGCGAACGCGCTCGGCATCGCGCTGTTTGGCTGCAGGTGAATCTCGCGGTGAGTGATCCGGGCTTAGATTAGCCTGCCCCAACCCGTGACAATACTGGCACCTCCAGCGCCTGTTGATATAGCTTTGCTCGGCTGGCATTTTTTCCAGATCGACTTTGACGACGCGGTTACATGGGGTGCAATATGCCGTGACCGTGTAGCCTTCGACCCACAAATATCCGTAGGTGCCGGCCTTTGGTTCATAGTTCATGGCCAATCCCTCTTTGCGCGCGCCAGAACGAAGCTGTTTTTCTCACGGTTGCCGCAGCCCAGGCACCGCAAGAGCGGTTCCATGGATATGATGGACCGGAATTTTCCATAACGGCGCTGTAGCGCCCATCTGTCGAGCATGCCGACGTGTTTGCAGCGCCAGCACCGCGCGCCAACGACATACCATTGTGGCAGATCGGCCAAGGTAGCCGAATGGTCCCGCTCAGGCACAAAAATGCCAGTTGGTTTAGCCGGCATGTTGTCGTTATTGCCGCCGGTCAGATCGATGCCGCGACGATGGCGCAT